GAACCTTCTTTTAAGGACGATCCAAGAATAGGGACAGAATTGCGACCTGCTTTTATCGCATCAAAGATACCCTCCGTAATGATAAGGTCTTCGTCGAAATCAAGGTATAAATGGTTAAAAACGATGTTATTCTTGGGAATATTTGGATTTAGATACTTTTTCCAGTGATCTCTATACGTTCTTCCCACAAAATAGTTGATATATCCCTCTTTATCAAAGGATGGTATAACAATCCTACCTTCAAACTCACCCTTGCTACAATATCCAATCTTCCAATATAAGATGTCTTCTTCTGTAATGCCTCTGCGGAGAAGATATCTCTTTGCAATTTGTGCAGAGCGTGAAAGATTTTTGCTGGTTAAGGATACAAAACTCTCTGGTAAAGATGTCCTGTAAATTTCTTCTGTGTCCTCTACGCCCTCAAACAAAGATTTAATCTTTTCTTCAAAGTTAGAAAGCTGGACAATACCTGATAGCTCTCGCCAAAGGTTTCTCTGGTCGTAATTACCATACTTACGAACGAGGCGATAGATACTTGTCCCCGAGTAGTCGCATACCCAGCACTTAAACACGTCCTTGTCGATATTGACGGACATCTTGGGTTTATGGTGATTACAGCGAGGGCAATGAAAAAGCATCTCATCGCCAGAGTTGTAATACTTTCCAAGTATCTCTTCTACAATTTTAGTTTTTTCGCTGTTTGACAAGTTCGCAACCTGCTTTTGCTATCACAATACTATCTGCTATGTCGTAGTATTTTGGTTTAAGATTTCCCGCTTTTGTATATTCTACCTCAAACTTGCTCTCGTTTTCAAGTAGATATCTAACAACCTCTTCTTTTGCTTTTGTGCCCTTGGGTATCTTAATCCCACAAGCTTTACGTGCAGAAGAAGCAGAAATGTGCTCTGGCTTGATGCCTAGTTCTCTGTAACAAAGGTAAGTTGCAACACCATTAAAAGATGAAAGCGTTGAGAGCGTCTTTGCTGACGAAAATCCAGATCGGAACATTTGAAGTGATTGTTCGATAAAGATATACTTTATATTATACTCTCGCTCGATATCAAGCAGTTCGCCTTGAATATGGTTGTATTTGGTGAAATTATCTGGGAAGTGGTTTTTGTTTCTCATATCCAAAGCAAATGTGGAGAGTATCTCGCCTTCTTGGGATATAACGGTGGCACCAATGATGCTTGTTGATATGTCTAGTCCTAAAATCATAATAGGATTGTAACATACTAGAAATCGTATTTCAACTTAAAAGTGTAATCTCTTTCTTCTGTTTTCTTTACAGGGGTAGCTAGTTTGGCAATAGCAATAAGATTCCTGTCTTCATCATATATGCCAATTTGTGATATGTAGGTCTCTTTTTGAAAAGATCCCGTATGGTCAGAAAAAGCGCCGCTAACAACATTTTTAATTGCTAGATTTTTATTTTCAATGTATGACTGTGAGCTACTAACAGTAATTATTGACTGGTTTATCTCTAAATAAGATGGGTTGTTAGAATGATTCAGTTCTACTTTTGGCGCTCTTGCAAACATGGTCATAGTTGGTATTTTACTGACACCGTTAAAATTTAATTCAAAAGAAGAGCCGCTAATCGAATGACCTGTTCCATCATTGGCTCCGACGCCAAAATCAATCCATCTGGGGGGGTTTTCTTGCCCTGAACCAATATAGGGACCTGTGTTTTCGCCATTTGCAATATCCCAAGATCCAGTTAAAATAATAAAACCTTCATTGTATAAGACAGAACCCGCTACGGATCCGGAGCCATTAGAGCCAGTAGGCCCTACTTGTATAAGATCTCCATTCCTGTTGTCATCACGTAAGGTCCCAATGAGTGTTCCTGTTTGATAAAACTTTAATTCCATCGACCCTTTTTCCAAAGAAGAGCCATAGAAAATTGATGGAATACTTATGAGACCTAATTCTTGCTGACCTTTATCCCAACCTATATCATCAGTAGATGATGGATTTTGAGTTTTTCCAGAGAAAGATGCAGAATATGCATATTCAGAACTTAAATAAGTGTACGAATTTAAGGTATTTTGCAATGTAAGTATTCTATTGGAGGCTCCTGCATCATTGTCATGCAGGAAGGAGGCGCTAACATGCCCCTGTGCATAATAATCTCTTGTAATACTAGCAGACATTGGATAGCTGCCTTTTAAAACATCACCGAATTGAAAATCTGAATTGTGGGACTTTGTTGATATTGTCTTGAAAGCAGTTAGGCTACCTTGCTTTGTGATAAAGGGGTATATAAAATGGTGCTGATCTAGTCTATTAACATTTAATTCATAAAGACTTATATAACCACGGGGCACATGTTTGAGATCCAAAGATGAGCTAACCGTATTATGTATGTATTTTTCATTATTATAATAAACTTGATTATCATAAATAAAGAAACGAACTTTTGGGTTAGTATGAATTTCGTTATAAATTATATCATTTCTTTTAAATTCATAATAAGACATATAGTTAACCCCGTGTTGTAATTAGTATCAGTAATCCAATCTAACACGGAAAGTCAATTCATTCTCTGGTGTCTTTTTGATTGGTTCTGAAAGTTTTGCAACAGCCAAAAGTTCATTATCAGCGGAATATAAACCAATAGATGTAATATAAGTCACAGGCTCGTCAAAAGAAGTTTCTTTAACTCTAATCTTACTGTTTTCATCAACATATGTAGGGTTTGAGCTATAATTGTATTCATTGTGGCTTGCACGACAGAAATAGATTGTTGAATTCAACTCTGTTGTGTTATTAAAAGAAATTTCATGAATTGCATTTCTAAATCCACCACAAGATGCCGAGATAGAAGCTGATACAAAACAAGCCTCAACAGAGCCGGTTCTATCATCTAGTGTGCTGTTTGGCACCATACCAAACGGACCCAACTTATCTACAACAAGCGAAGCAGCATTTGGAAACGCCGCACCATTAGGACCATCAACTGCTTTTTTTCCATTAAAAAGACTCGCATCACCAAATGGTGTGTCATACTCATCAGGGCTTCTAAAAATAGAAGATGTAATCACAGCAATACCTGCTTGGTAATATAAAAGACCAAGTGCTTTATTATCATCACCGCCTGCTTGATCACCAGATGAAGAATAAAGCAAGCCATATTCACCGGCTGGGGAGTTGACTTTAAAATTTGTGGCTGCGCCGTGGTCCTGAAGTGTTAAGTGACCTCCATCAGTGTTGCCAACTCTTGTGAGGTTCTTGTTATATGCGTCGAAGTCTTCGAGTGATCCAGTATATAAATCGATGCTGAAGGATCCTTTTTTGATTTCGTCTTTTGTAAGAAGTCTCGCAAAATTCAAAAAGAAAACGGAGTCCATTTTTCTGGTTGCCGGTTGTTGATGATCCGATGGGCGTCCATTTCTGTCGAACAGTCTGACATTACCGCTGACATCTGCACCAACCAAAACTTGTGACATCTGATTATACATATTAATCTTTTCAGCATTTTGAATGTTTCCGGCACCCGATAAAGGTGATATGTCTGAATATCCCATGGTAATATCAAAAATGTGATTCGCAGAAGAACTTAAGTGTGGATAATCAAAAACAGATTGAAATTGTCCATGGGTATAGTTTTTAATATTTGTTTCGTTATCGTCTGATCCTCCGGAGGTTTCACGATAAGTTCCCGAGACAATCGAGCCTGTAATTGGAATTGCTTCATGCAACAACGTCCTTGTTGAAGCAATATCATTGTTTAAAAAATTCTTAAAAGTTGATGCCATCTTGTTCTCCTAAACCGTCATCTTGTAATTTTTAGACCCCTGTTAATTTGAGAAATCTAATCGGAATATCGATACTTCTACCAGTTGAGCCACCAGTAACCTTTACAATTGTATCAATGCTATGCACAGTTCCGCCGCCGCCACCGGTTATTCCAAACGTCGTACTCTTGTCTGCTGCCAGAAAATTTTTACTACTTGTGCCTAATTTTGTAAATAAGAAGGTGCTAGAGTTTAATTCAATTGAAGCCCGGATAGAAAACTTGAGTCTTGATCCTCTAGGTCCTAGAATCAAAGAATCCCCCTCGCCATTGCCAATGGGCGAAACCATATCGGGGTTGGATCCCAGTGTAACTGTATAGCTAGCAATATTATCATCGTCAATAAAATTAGGACTCTGAATTGCATTATTACTGTCAGTTATTGCTCCCAGCCTATTATCTATTTCAATAATATATCTATTTTCTACTAAATCTGGGTCTAGGGCAAAAGTAAAACTAATAGCATTGGTATTTAGCCCTTGATCAATAGTGATTGCTTGGTTTCTAGTTTTTGGATCAAATCCTTTTATAAATCCTCTTGCTGCGTCATCTTCAACCTTTCCAGCCCCAACGTTCAATATCTTGTCTTCTGTGTTTTCATCTACCAAAACTATAAAATGGTTTTTTGCTTGGTCTGACCTTCGATTGATCTCAAAGCCACTTGTACCGTTTGAGTCGTTAAGGTTCATAACTGGCAGGTACAATAAATTTGTTCTTGGAATAGAGAGTAGTTTGTGCTTCATGTTAGAAGTATTATTGGTAAAGGCTTCCATAACAGGTGTCTTTAAGATATCCAAATCGTAATATGCGGAACCACTTAAATGATCTTTGTTGTATTTATTATAATCAATCTCATCATCAGCAAAGGAGTATTTTACAATTTTAAAAGAGCCGTCTCCCTTTGCTAACCTAAATCTACCTGAATCTGTCAATACGGCATCTAAAATGATATCGCCGCTGTTATCTAAAAAAGCCATTTAAACTCTCCTTTCGCCTTATAATTAGTATCATACACTAAATAGTGCCTTGTTTTAATATAGTCCTCTATAATATTACAGGTGGTGTTTTTATTGTTTGATCTAAAGCCTTTCTAAATCTAACGTTAAAGTCCAACTTTTTACCTGTTGCCCTAGAGGTAACTCTGATTTTAAATTTCTTTTTCTCATCAAATATTGAATCTTCTAAAACCCCCAAATAAGGCTCAGTGCCAAAAGCAGATGAAAAATCACCAAAAACACTCTTGTCTTGATTTATCAAAGTTTGCAAAAATGCAGGGTCGATTTGCATGTATCTTTTAAAGCTTTTGTAGTTTATTCCTTTATCTTTTTCGGAAAAATCAACAACTTCAATTAAAAGGAAAGTTGCACCTCCATCAGAAACCAATTCTATTTCATAAGTTGGAGTTGGATTCGAAGGGTGACCATGCTTATCAATTGCCCTAAAGCAATAATAATACTTAGTATTTGGAACGATAGAATCAATAAAGGAGGGTCCTTTCAGCGCATCAATTGTGAATAATAAGTCTCCACCATCATAATCGAGTAAATTTTTGGGTTTTCTCGTTTTTCGGAATACTTGAAAACCCAATGCATAATCATCTGCCTTAAATCTTACTTTCTTATTTACATAGTCTATATTTTCAGGGTCTGCACCATCAATCTGTGAAACAACATAATCTCTATCTTGTTTTCTTCTGATTTTTTCTGCGGCTACTTCATCATCTCCGGGCAACAAAATTTGTTCAGCGATTTCTTCACCAACCGTGTTGTCAAGAGAGATAAGCAATCTATTTTCATTTTTAAAATAAGAATAGAAATTAACACTTGGTGGCAAAGGTGCGTCATCAACAACACTAATATTTTCTCCGTAAACGGGAGTTTCAACAACTTTAATAAATGGCTCTGAAACAACTTGCATTCTGGCTGATCTTTTATTAGTAGAAAACATCCCGGTGATTTTGAAATAGGAATCTTGTAATTTATATCTCATTGCTTCGTATCTCAAGATCTCTAGAAAATCATCCATGCCATTTTGATCTTCTCCAAAAATTAAATTTATTGAGGTGTTTAAGGCTGAAATATCCTGATTCAAACCTATTTGAATTTCTGCAAAAGTAGTGCTTTCATTATCTCCAATCTCTTTTATTATCGGATCTAACTTTAATATTGTTTTGTTTATTTCTGAAATAATACCATTCAATATACCGATCTGGGTGTTTCGAAGCGGGATAGCCTCACTAATAATATTAATATCTGAGGGGGTCATTGGGGTGGCGAAAACATTATCGGGGTCTACGTTGTAGCCCTTAACAGACATCTTTTCCTGTTTAAATTCATTTCCTTCCACCTCCATACCAACAGTCATATATTTTTCTAATATTTGCCTTTGAGCATCAAATTTCTGCACTATCATTTGTAGATCTTTTATTATATCTTTAAGAGAGGAAATTGATTGCTGAAGCTCTGGAGTATCATAGCCTTCAAATCCTCCTTCGAGCATCTGGAATACAGACAGGATGTTAATAGGGTTTTCACTGGTAATCCCCATATACAACGCATAAAGATTGCCAATATCTGTGAATTCAATTAAATTATTATATTCCCAAACTATCAATTTTTTTCTTTGCTCTGATTCGTCGTCATACACCAAATCATTTATCCAAGGTTCAAAACCATTGAGAGACTTGAGCAATGTTAATGCATGCTTTTCTAATTGAAGCCGGATGAACATCCCCAGTTGCCCTCTTATAGTCGCCACTTCATTCTGAGTGAGATTCTTCTCCTCCATCTGTGCTCGAATGCCGGGGACCTTGGCTAATTCTTCTTGATATAATTCATATATTAGACCAATCGTATCTGGGTATTTAAATGAATAGTCTTTAAATAACCTCATAGTCCTGATATTGGTGCCGAGGTCGTCGAATGAATCCTCCTCAGAAAAATCGCCTCCAGTAGACTCATAAATATCATGAATTGGTTCTGGGTTTTTAAAGTAGCCAGCGGCGACTCCCGATCCAAATTTTTCACCATTGTTAAGTGGATTGTTACCATTGGCAGCTTTCTGATGGTCGAATACGTATTTGCTAAGATAAAATTTTGGCGCACCATTGCGAAACGTTTCGCCGTTATAATATTTGTACTCTCCAGTCCCCAATTCGGATTTGTCGAGAAGAAAAGGTATTTTTTCACCATTTTCAGCTAATTCATTAGCTGCATATCTGTATTTTGTGCCGACAACCAAAGTATAGGCATATATTCTATACTCGTAATCGACACCGTATTTAACTTGAGTGTCGACATATTTCAAAACATCGATGCCCGGAGTATTTTCAAGCCAGAAATTTTGTAAAGTATTGTTACCTTGTCTCTTTTGGATTCTATAAAAGAGAACTTCAGAATATGCATGCTTTCCTGATAAAATATCCTTATAAGATCTCACCAAAGTTCTTGCTAATTGAGTTATTTTAGGGGCTAGTTCAGCCTTCTGGGTGACTCCTTGGAGCAATGTTACTAGAGGATTTTTGCTTTTTGCTTCTTTGCCACTATCACTAGAAACAAACATAGTAGCCTTTGTATCGAATTCTGCTAACTGTGCCTGTGTTCTTGTGTTTGGATAGTTTTGAAACCAATGGTCAAAATTGAAAACCGCTACTTGAGAATGAACAAAATTAGAGGGGGCGGAGGAATTGTTTTGATTTCTTTCACAGTCAAAAAATAATTTTTCTGCACCTGCTGGAAATTTAAAATCTGTAGTTCCTCTAATTGAGTTGGTGACTAGCGAGGTATCGAGACTGTGTGGATCGGAGGTTGAATATGGGGAATAATCCGAGAGTTCTCCGGCATATACTTCTATATCCTTTTTAATCGCTTTAGGCTCGTGATGACCAAAAACAGCAATAATAATGTCTTTCCATAAATCTTCAACTGCACCAGCAGATCTTAATGCGCTCATGAATTTGCTATTTCCCGAATGAGATCTAAAACTAATATCATTATACATTGGAAACAGTTCTTTATATTCATCAATAGATTGATTTGAATAATGCCCTTGTGGTTTGACATAAATATGTTTGAATTTGTCTCTGACTTTGCTCAAAGTGCCTTTTCCGAGCATGTTTTCATAAGTCTTAAAATAATTTGACCACCAAACATTTGCAATTTTTTCACCTGTCAAAACACCTTCTAAAAATTCATCAGGATTACTGGTTCCGTCCATACCAAGTGGACCATTCAATTTTTCTAATTCATTATATATATTTGGTATCTTGGTGTGAGTGACATCCTCATTGAGCAATGTATTCTCATAATTTGTCACTAAGAAATTATATACAGGATCAACATCTGCAAAATAAACACCGGAAAAATTACCTTTATCTTCTAGGGATGCGACCGTTTCTATTGCTTGGGTTGAAACAAACCTATCTATAGAATATACATCATCCCAATACGACCCAACACTGTGAAAATTGTCACCTGCTTTTGATTCTTTAGAATCAACTCTTAAAGGCGTATGATGGTGCTTAAAGCGAGATGTTGAAGTGCTGCTGTAGCTAAGTGGAAAAAAAACTCTCCTTAACATCCTAAACATAAACTCGTTAACAGTCTTTTCGGCATTTTCGACATGGTTCCATTGAACAATACCCGATGAATTAACTAATAATTGGGTATCTGCCCCCGGACCTGACACAGCAAAAAGCTCGACTGCCGAGTTATTATCATACTCTGAAAAAGATTCGGCTTTTCGGAAGCTTGAGGGCAGGAAAAGGGTCAGCAAAAGTGTCTTTATAGCTCTATCCGCCAGAGTTGCACTGGTCTCGCAGAAAAGATCTATAGTTTCAACAAAAGATTGTCTATAAAGATTGTGACCATTATATACTGGTCCAGAAAGATTAGCGAAACGAATCTGTAGATTCGACCCAAACCCTCCAAGTGGTTGATTTGTAACAGATATTGGAAGCGCAAGAGAAATCGACGAGGGCGGATCCCAACCAAAAGCCTTGCTCCCCGAACCGTCGGACACCTTTGTCCAAATATGTCTAATTTTTCCACGAAACGGATCCAAAGACTTAATATCTTCGGTATCTCCATTAAACCAATTGCGATCCTGTATGATTAGGTGATATTTAGACAAAAAATGATTTCTTTTATCTCTTAAAAGGCTTGGCACATATGGTGTTCTTACTGACATTCGACATTTCCTCTATTGATTACCCTGTAATCTTAACAAAAAGTATTCATTATATATTGGCAACTTAATACTATCACTTATTTGAAAAATTGCTGCCTTATCATAAGGGCTTATCTTAAGCAATAAAACTGGTTCATATGTAGAGTAGTCGCCACCTGCTGCAATTGCATCTACATAAGCTTGACCTGTAAACGGCTTATAAATTGGACTTTTTAAATTATCTATAAAACCATATGGATCTATAATTTTATTATAGCCACTAAAATATTCTACCCTAACCATAGTTGTATAATTAATAACTAAATTTGCTAAATTAGCATAATTATCAAATTTCTTAGAATATTCCCTGATTGCCTCAATATTGTTCAATTGGTCCGGAGGGACATCTTCGATCATCATGTTGAATAAGTTTTCCATTTGTTTTGGTACTTCAAGAGACCCGCCGAAAGCCGCACCAATAGCAAAAGCAAATACTTGAGAAGCGAGAGCAAAAGAAGTTAGCTTTGGAGTTTGAGAATCGATATTTTCTAAGTAACCAGCGTGTCTCATAAGCATTAAAGTTAAAAGAAACCATGATGCATCTTGGGCAGTAGAAGGACCAAATGCTTCTACAATTGATTTTTTATAAGCATTGATATTCGCAATAGAATTTTTAAACCCCCCTCCTTCTAGCGGGTTTGCGATGAGACTGGGGCTTTCAGGGGTGACCCCATATGAACCACCAGCAGCAATAAGACCTCCAATAGGTGAAATGGTTGGGTTTTCTAAATTAAACGGCGCTATCAAATCTGAGCCGATGCTGCTAATAGAGACTCCATCTTGAGATAAGATATTCATTATGTTCGGCACCCTGCGCTTCGAAGAGGGAATTTTCGCTCCCGCTCCAAATTTTGTAGTTGGTATATCTTTTAGGGCATCAGTTGTTTGATACACATCGCCCATGTCTAAAGCATTAAGACCCTCACTCTTTGATTCTAGGACTTCAATCATGGCATTAACTAAATTTGGAGTTTGCTGGGTTATTCCTATTTGTGTTTTATCTAGAAATCTTTTTCCTCTTTCTGTTGATACAGATACGGGACCTAGATGCGGAGCTAATTCTTGAGTGGCAACCCCCCCTGTGCCATATTTTACTCCTTCAAAACCTAGCCTTTTAAGCATACCAACATTACTTAGGCTCATTGGCATATCTTCACCCTGCCATTCAGTGCCTTCAGATAAAATCTTTTCATCAAATATATATTCGTAACCTTCTAAACCAGCAACACTTGTGTCATATATACCATCTAACATAATTGTAAGTTTGATAATATTTTTTGGTTCTTTTGCACCAGATGATGCCAACTTCTCCCCTAATGTATCCTCTCCATATGTCAAAGACTTTACACTGTTCGAGGAGGATGATGTGTTTAGTAAATCTCGCAAACCTTTTTCCACAGTCAAGACAAAATCTATAACAGAAGAAACTCCACTTGGACTTCCTGTCATTGGGTTTGTTAAAGCAAACATCAAATCAAGCGTTTCTGAAGCAGTTATGGTAGGCAACGGTTTTAAAACCATCATTACATTCTGTATAAAATCTGTAATCAACAAACCCAGATTACTTTTTTTAAATTTTGTAAAAGTGTCGTTTGGAAGCCCCGGTGTGGCTGTGTTAAAACTAGGAGAGTATTCCCATCTCTTCTCGAATTTTCTAGTAAACATATTGGTGTAGCTATTTGTAAATTCCCTGCTTTTTGTGCAAAGATCATAATATTTATACAACTCATTTTTGAGACCTACAACCATTTGAAGCCTAGTGTTCAAAAAACCATATATTGGATCTTTAATTTCAATATTGACGCCATATCGATATTTTCTGCCAGCCCCAACAGTCTTGGCTCCAGTCCTAGTGTGGTTGCCGGTTTTATCTTTAACGACATAGTTTCTAACCTTGCTAGAAGGCTGAGTGAAGCTGCTTGCGTTAAAATTTTCAATTATAAAAAACTGTTGTTTTATTTGACCAGTAATAATTTCTAAAGATGAATTTCCCGACGCTGCGAGAACCGAATAAGGCGCTAGGTCACTACTGCTAGCTGGTTCCAATAGGCGCAAATTTCCTACCTTAACACCATCGTGACTAGAGACGAGATGTATTGGAGCTACATCTAGATCATTAGTGATTTCTTTGCCCTGAGCACCTTCCAGTAGTGTAACTTCTTTCTTAAAGACTTCTAATTTTTTTATTTCTGCACTATAAAGAGCTTGTGTCAATGCACTACCTGCTTGTGTTGCAGTTGTAACCAGACCGGGGAAAAGCGTATTGTATCTTATTATATTAAATATGTCCAAATCAAACAAAACAGAAACCTCTCCATTATTGTGGGTTGCAAACTTTGCTTCAGAAGCGATTGGATTTGTTTTTGCTTTAATCCAATCATTCGATTTTGTTTGTTTAGTATAAAAAACATCAGACGACTGAGTGTCAAGCATGATCGAACTGGCTGGCTTTGTTAGTTCGTCAAAGCTCGTCCCTAATCCAAAACCTGTGTAGTTAAAGAAAAATTGTTCTAATTGTTTTCTTTTTCTCAAATCAACTATTTCAGTAACACCATCTGCGGTGACTTCTTTAAGTTTTGGTGTTGGCATAGATGAATCAGCCATGTGTTCCGGGGTGCCACCCATAAATCCCTGATATCCGTCTGGGCTGGGGTTGTTTGGTCCATGGTAATGGACTGGACCATGCCAAACTAAACCTTTTTTAGCCTTGTACTCTTCTTCAATTCCCCTATAAACATATTTTGTATTTTTGTTATTTATATTGCCATTAAGTATAACTTGATTTATTGCTGACAGACTGTAGCCGTAATCTATAATTAAGTCTCCAAAATCTTTTAGGGGTTGTTGTGTAGTAAGACTAGCATCATTATACCCTATTTCTTTAAATTGATCAGCTTTTGATTGTTGGTAGTCTCCCTCCCAAGAGCCTATTTCAGAAACAAGTGAATCAAAATCTATATATGTTATTGCAAAAACTGTTAGGTGTTGTAAATTGCCATACTTCCTAAAGTCATCGTTCTTCATTTGTATCGTATTGCCGTATGCTGCCATGGCGTCCCATGGAACACTCATGGTGACTTTGTGAGGTATATTGTATATTTGAGTGCCATCAGCGAGAGTTTCCTTGTCCATTTCATGAACAAGTAGCTTATCAATAATATTTGGATCATAGGTAACGTTGGGGTTTCCCTCAAATGCTTTTGGGTGAAAATCTTGTTTAAAAATCTGTTCAATAACACCAATTTCTTTTAGCGGGATGATGGTTTCCGTTGCGTCAAATTTATCTGAATACCCAACCCCTGCATCAAGATATTTTTTTCTGGCTAGTCTGAACCCAGCCTCTTGGGGGAAGAAAGGTCCGGGGCTTCCCATGATTTCTCGGGTTAATTCGAGGTTAGTTGAGGTAAGAACCTTTAGTTTCAAGCTATTTCTCAACCCCATTATTTTAATCAATTCAAGATCATCTTGTTCTATTTTTAATTTTAAACTTAAATCTACGGTTACCATTATGTCGCTTGCTGTTCCAGCGAGATTTAGGGCGTTAGTTATATCAGATGATACACCGCTAACTACTTCAGGTGATCCACTGTCGGAAACGGATGTCAATTGATCAACTTTAATGTGTGGCTCTCTATCGACCAATTGACTGTTGACTGAAGCCATTTCGAGAGTTACTCTTTTAATATGTGGAGTGGGCAAAAGAGCGCCCATGATTGAATCACCATCATCTTCATATATCTTGAAAGCCCCTACATTAGTCTCGCCTTCAAGTCTTCTTTGAATAATGCTTTCTTCATCCAATGTAAACTTACTAATAAAATCTTCTTGTGTAAGACCAGAATCGCTATCTGATGTAACTTCCATTGCAGAAGTATCGACTTGAGCGTCGCTGTTTGTGACTTCACCTATTTCATTACCGGTGTTGCCAGATGTAAGGGCGGCGGCGGAACCGCCGTTTCCATTTCCTGATGATCCATGATAGCTCATAAGTAGTCATCTCCTGTTCCACCTGTTCCGCTGCTGTCCCCTAAAAGATCATCCGGTTCAAAAAAGTTAACTTCATCAGGGCAAGCAAAGTCATTAACTGGAACAGAACTCAAAGTCCTAGTTGGGGGTGCCAGAGTATTTTGTAATGACGTGGAACCTCCACCAAGACCACTTGCTGCTGGTCTTTCAATCTGACCGTCGAAGTTTAAATCAATATAATATTGGGCAAACATTTTATTTTCTGCTGCTTGTGTGGTTGAGGATCCTACAACTTGATTATTAATTTGTATAGCCAGATCAGATTTGAGACCTAGATTGTCAGATTTTGCAAACTTTAAAAGCTTAAGTTCCTCATTTCCTTGTTCATCCTCCTCTACTTCGAAAACTTCAACATCATAATTGATGCCCATGGGAGGGGCATGTTCTTCTGTGATGTCCAGAATAATCGTATCGCTTTCAACTTTATAACTAGAATCATCTGCAAATTCAGAAAACATTTGAAACGAACCTTCTTCAAGAGCATCTTGCAAGTCTGAGTCCCCAGCTTCTTCATTGTAATTGAGTTCAACACTATCAGATGACACAGCAGTTGTTTTTGTCTCTAAAACAATATCTATCTGTGGTATTAATTCATTTCTAATTGAACCGGTGTAGTTGGGTGAAGAACCTTCCATCTCCCCATCTAAAAATGTAATTGACCATGACGGTGCCTTGTCGGAAGATATGTCGCTACTGCCTAGCTGACCGCCTAGCGCATATTGCCTTGTTTGGGTTGGTTGAACTTGCTGAAGCAGCATTGCTTTTTCGTCTGTGTCTAGATGCTTAACTGCTTCGCCTTGTGTTACTTTTTTTATTCTTGTTTCTGCACCTTCAAAAGCGCTTAAAGCTTTTATTCTGCTTGTTTCTTTTATTCTTCCGGCAGACTTATTTTGATTTTCAGAAAATCCACCATAATTTGAATCATAAATTAGGTCGCCATCATAAAAAGCATAGAATTTAGGTTTAAATTTCCCCTTTGACAAAAGATATTTGCCATATTGAGTCATTTGAATATCTAAAACTTCTTCTTTTCTATTAAAAAATTCCATTTTTATTACCCTAAAATAATTAGACGGATATTAAGTTTCGTCCCCGCTTCCGGGTTTAGAATCAACTTGTTCATCAATCACATTTACAAATCTATGAGCGATGCCTGCATTTTGATATTCAGTTCCTAGCTCACCCTCATATGCTACTGGTTCAAATTTTACTTTGCACTCCATTTTTGCCGTTTCTACCAAGGAGAAAAAATCATATGGCCAGTTATAGCTATAAGGAATATTGACTCCTTTATCCAAGTTTAAAACTGAATCAAATTCTTTATTTGCATCTAGATCGTTTTCTCCATCAAAATTTGGAGTTAGTGCAAAATAATTGTTATGCGCCCTTTTTTTCACTTTGAATATTAAAAATTTCATAGCGTCTCTAGGCAATCCAGTATTAAAGAATTCCCATGGAACACCCACTTGATGACTGATTGTTCTATTGCTTTTCTTAGCAGTTGTTGCAATTTTTGGCATAACATTTTGCCACATGTTTTGCAAGTCTTCTTGGTCAAGTGTGTGTTCAAATTCTATAATATACATGGCAAAAGGACCACCTAGTTTATCCATAATCTCTGGATTTCTGAAGTCGAAATGGGGTGGAATAACATATTTTGCCATGCCCCTAATCATATTTCCAACGCCACATTCTTTGATGTCAGCAGAAATAACTGGAACATCGCCTACTTGGAGATCAGGGTTTCCGTTTACAATGTTTCTTAATATAATGTCGTATACAGGCTTGTTAAGCTTGAACATTTGTCCAGTTTCTGCAACATATGGGATGGCAACAATTGCTTCAGAGATTTTTTTACTAGTAGCCATTTTACCAATTCTCTGCTTTTGCGATTTAAACCCAACTGCATTAATTAAAGATCTTTTCGTAGAAGTTGGTTTAAAGGTTTCATCTGGGAATGATTCACGAAGACCCATTAAGATACCGTCACCGCCTTTTGGTATTGACCCAGATCCATACCACATACCTTGTGAATCAAAACAGGCATTTTCAAGGGCTGTTAAATCTGCTTCTGCGGTACCTTTTGCGGGACCAGCATTACCACTAAAATTAAGAACTGGGCATTCGAACTTGCTGGATATAACCCAAACAGGATCTTCCCCCTGCTCTTGCTCTTGTGGAGCTAAACCACCTAACACATTATTCTTGGAGCTATTAAACTTAATTAAATTGGGAAATGCTTTGCCAAATATGTTTACCGATGAAGATAAATGCATAAAAGACGCACTAGCTGGTGAGTTTATACAATTGGAATATATTCCGGCTGTAGCCATGTCGGATCCAGCTAAACCGGCTAATTCTTCTGGCAAATGAGCAAACTCTGGGTGTCTCTCGCTAAGATTAATATAAGTGACCGTAGATTTATCAAATATTTCCTCTATTGTAAAAGTATCAGAAGTTGAATCTGGAGCCACATTGGATGGATCGAATTCGATTCTAGCAATTGAAGTTCCATAAAAATATGGTGGTGTCCAAGCAGCAAAAGCCGGATCGTGGTGGTTTCCTTCGTTTGCAAAGCCGTAAGTTCCAGAATTCGATGTCCACCTTAAAGCTGGACCGTAATGCATGCCACGAGAAGATGCATATCCAGTAGGGAACGTTCCGAATCCTTGGGGACCTCCGGTACCGAATCGCTCATGATCAGCAGCAATCGTGTGTCTTGCAGGACCTTCAAACATAACCATGTCTTTATTTTTGGCAAGAATAATATCCATGTAATATTTCTTGCCATTTTCAAAATTAGCCCATTTGCTTTGAGGCGATGAAACAAATGAAGTTAAATTACTATTTAAAGCACCTTTTTCCAAGAAAAAGTTTGGAACTTCAGCTAGGAAGTTGTGCATGGCATAGCTGTAATATGGTTTGTTAATCCCGCTCCAATCAAAGAAAGCTAAGTTTGCTTCTTGACCTCCTTTAAATTTACCGGAGTTTGATATTGTAACGTTATCTAAGATTGTTCCACCGCCATTTGTTACATCTGAGTCGTTGTTGTAAACTCCGCCATGGCTAAACAATGTAACAGTGGCGTCATTTTGTTCTGAATGATAAGGAGGGTAGTCCGATGACGATATATATTGTGCTATAAATTCTCCAAATCTTTGAGCAGCTTGAGCGGCAGTTGAAACACCATTAAAACCAATAGTATATACCTCACCACCGAGACCTGATGTACCAGTTTTTGTATGGTTTGTGGTGGAGGTATCTATGGTTCCAGTTAAATTTGCATACTTTCCAATTGGTGAAAATCCAATTTTACGCCCATCTGTTGGAACACCAGTAAACGTTAAGGTAACTGATGGAGGGTGATTAACGCCTCCGGCAGCGGGTTGCGAAGTTCCATCATCATATATATGCCCAGTGTCTTCATACCCTATCATGGCATTCTTGGGGTAAAAATTTCTCCATTGAGGTGCTATGTGAGAAATTCTTCCCGAATCATTTGCGCCTGATATTGGTAAATATCTTTCTGGCTGCACCAGCGATTCGAATGGAAATCTAAAGTTTGGACCACCTTTGGCTGTGTCTGTTGACGATTCTGACCCACTAATGAAGCCAGCCCCCCGATAATGGTCGTGTCGAATAAAATAATTAAAAGCATCGAGTCCGGTCGCATCGTCCACGGTGGTGGAACCGTTTTTATCACCTTTAAAAACAGCCCAATCAACTGCAATACCAGATTTAATTGTATTAAACATAATACCCGGATTAAACCAAGGCTGAACTAAGGCAGCAGTTCTGGTTGCTTTATTCCTAAAACCATCTGATTCAACAGGCCAATTATCTCTATCATCTGGACCGATATAAGGTCCGAAAGACTGAGAGAACATATGACCAAGCTGCATTGTTCTTAATGCTGGGTAAAAGCCTTGATAGGGCAACATTTTCAAGACGCCATCAAAAGAAACGGTAAACCTGTTTGGTGTCATGACTGGATCTGCTTTTGCATGCTGCTCTATAAACTGCTCATAGTAGTTCATAGGCTTTGTTTCTGCATATCTTTCGATTAATTCTTTATCGAGAAGTGAGAATATATTCAGATTATCACTACCGCTATTTTCTCCCGGCAAAGAGCCTTCCAATTCCAAATATTTAAATAAGGTCTTGCCTACGCCACCTGCATCCAAATATTTTTCCATATAATCAGAAATTTTAAATTCAGGTATAATGGTCTGGTCTTTAGCTAGTTGCCTAACGTCCATTGCAAAATCTTCATAGCTATCAAACCAAGGGTTAACCCCGATCATTTTATTTGTCTGGTATTTTGGTAATTTTGCAGATTTATTAAATCCTCCTGCTGTATCATCGCCACCAGTTGCGGGTTCGCCTTCTTCTGTAAAGCATGCCCCCGAAAAGTGCAGTAATTGAACAAAATTATATCCTATAGAAGCAGTCGCTGGGAAGTCTTGATAATAGAGAGTCCAGTCGGTGCTATTAGATAACTCACCAGCGCCTCTGCCGACATAATAAGTCTCTCCTGTTGGTCGAGCATCCATCTCGTGATTTGTTGTATTTACAACAAAGGATCCTGATGCCATAAATGCATAAACCGCTGATCCCTCTCCATCAGTATCAAGCGGCCAGATACTTAAAGCTGCTGAACCGCCAGAAGATGTAACCGTGGTGGTGGGTGATGGGTTTGATCGATCAACGAGAAGAATACCACCTGAAACACTGGCTGTTGCACTCATTGGCCACCCTTTTGTGGCATCTTTATCAATTTTGAACCCCAAAGAATTCAAAGTAGAGTCATTGTCGGCTCTTAATCTATCAACATGAGCATCACGCCAGAACGTTCTTTGTTGGCTCATCTGTGAGCCTGTTGAAAATTGATCTCTTGTCTCTGTGTAATTGTATCTAGATCTTGTTTTGTTTAGATATGCATATTCTTCTTTTGGAAAAACTACTTCGCTATAAGTAACAGATCTTACTGGCTTTGCAAAAGGGTCCTCTGGTGTAGTATATGTTAGTGGGCTTACATTATCTGGGATGTTTCTGTCCTTCTTATAAAGTTTGTATATATCATCATGAGGCTGCTTGGTTCTTCTGTCAAACACCGCTGGTTCCGGTCCAGAATCATCCACTCCAAGCACATCAAATAGAGGCACTTTTTGTTTTGTAACAGACTGATTTCCTAGTTTTGCAAGATTATTTGCAAAACTGCTTTTTACCACCATTCCTCCGCCTTTTTTCAAATTCAGAGTATGAACCACAGGTTTAAATTTGGACATCAATGGAGCTTCTGTAAATGACACCGTTTGATCTTCTGCAATGATTACCTTGTCTTCATCAGGGTCAATCGTGGTTGCGGGAATAGATACTGAAACAATATTGTTTTTCTTGTGATATTTTGCAACAGGGTGTTCTCCGACTCTCCACTGTTTCCAAGAAGGATACCCATATGCCCCGCCTATGCTTCCCAGATTGGAGTTCAACACACTAGCAATCCCCAGAGCATTGTATGCGTCTTCTCCCACTTGGGTGAATTCAGGATTTGCTATGAAACTCAATGTATTTCTATTTTTCAAAGAATCCTCATCTAGACTTCGAAGTATATTTAGGGGAATAAGTGGCTGCTTAAGGATACTTGATGCACCACCTGTAAACCTATTGCCTGTAATTCCATCACCGCCAATTGCTACTGAATTGGTAGCACCAAAGCCTTCTGCAATAATTGTATTGCCTCTTTCTCCAGCTTCAACTTGCACTAAAGATACTTGAGTTCCAACTCTTGCAGCTAAAATTTTCCCACTGTGTCCATTTGTATGGTTAATAGCATCTTTTAAATTTTCTGCACTGTCGGTTGCACTAGACCCTACAGCAAATTCATTATTAGCAAAATCACTAGAGGCTTTTGCAGTATAAGTTCTTGAAGTTCCATCAGATGATATAAGGGTAATAGTTTCGTTAGCAGTAGCTGCGGCGGCAAAAATCATAGCTGCCTTGGCTTTTGTAGCGCCAGCCGACACTCGATTCGATGTAAAACCAACCGTGTTGGCTCTCCCTGTATTAGCAACATTATCTGTTGTCGCTGCTTGATTGACAATACCAAAGTCAGATTCTGATACAAAAGTGATGTCATCAGAAGCCATACTAGCATATGCCTGATTTGGCTTTTCAAACCCAAAAGGTCCCGATACAGCAGATGCAGTAATCCAAGAATATTGCATTACGCTTCGGGGTATCTGATGTTGGACATAATAGTTATCGCTTACAGATCCAGTCTGGTAACTATCGTCACCGCCCAAATCGGCTCCACCACTAAAAGTTCTAAGATCAACAATATCATGGTCACCAGCCACTGTTGTGGTGATGGCGTTTGTAAGATTTCCTGCTGCGCCACCTTGATCGATTTCAAGTGTAATTTTCGTGCTTGTTGATCCTTGCACCGCTGTAACACCTCGCACACCTGATGTGCCAACTCCTGATGATGCATAATCAATTTTATCATCAGCGGTTCCATTGATTGCTCTTCTAATTAATCCTGCAATCACATTGTCAGCAATTCCACTTATTCCAATTGCAATCTCGTTCACACCCTGTACAGGATCTGTAGTTTGGTCTGCATCTAAGAAGATCACTGTTGCTGTTGAGTCATGTTCACCGCCTGCGGTCGTTGGTATTAGTATTGTAAATTTAGTATCTGAACCAACGCCAGCAGTGTCAATACAGTCTACTGCCACCGCAGTCTTTGAGATAGCAAGGCTACCGGCTGGGTTTCCATCAGCATCTAATTCTTTTAATTGTATTCTTTTTGCAGAATTTTTATTAACTTTGTGAAAAGTTGCTCTTCTAAAAGTTGTTTCTCCAGAATCATCCAATCTGGCATCTAAACCTGAAAGACCATCTGCCAGACCAAATTCAACAGCGCTGGCTGTTAACATTGAATGTAAGCGATTTCTAACTGTGAAGTTCCTATAATTTAAATTATTATAAACTGAAAAACTTTCACTTTCCAAGTCTAAAAAGCCTCGACTTAATGTTGAGGGATCACCCGGAGCGGAAAACCTTTCCGCAATAACTGTTTTTGTGCGATAAGCATCAATAGATCGATCTGGTAAGGTGAAGTCAGATGTCCCAGATACTAGAGTTGCGTGAGAACCCGTAACAGACACACCTAAATTTTCTTTAAAATATTGGTTGTTGATATTTCTACCAGACGTCATTACAACTTCATAATTTTTTGTAAAGTTCCCTAAGTCTTGCGAGGCTGTTGTGTAATGAATATTCCTAATGTTAACTGGTCTTTTTGCCGTCTCGTCACGAAGATACGTTGCTCTTGGCTTGTCAGCCCCATCAAAATCTGGGGAGACTAATTTTAGACGCCTATCGCTACCATCTGAACCTCCGGTAAAGTTAGTTGCAGTTGTGTTCGAAACACCAGACATATCAATAGAAGTATTCCCAGAGGCACCAACGTCTTGTTGCGTAAGCCTTACAACACCACTTGATACTTCAGTGGCAGTCATTGCAAGGCTAGATGCATTAATTGAAGCGATTATTCTCTCTCCAACAGACGCTGCATGTCCAGATGCCCCACTAAGTCCAATGATTACATTGGATCCATCTTTGGTACCATCTACAGTTGTCTCACCAGTCTTAAAAATAAAACCTACTGACACATTGTCGGCATCTATAAGAGTAAAAGTTTCGTTATTGAGTATACCACCTGTAGTAGTAGTGATTGTTGCTGTAGCGGCGACTCCCTCTGGCTTGTCAAATTTTATAATCCAGCCTTCTGGTCTAATTTCGTCATCGTCTAAGCGACCATCTCTATTTCTTTCTACAAGATTTTCCTTTTCTCCCTTATTCAGACTAATATGCCTATATTGGTTACCACCAACGTGAGTGTTCGTAAATGGACCCTGAAGTGGTTCATTTTCAAAAGTGTGATACGTATCCCTGTGTTGGTCTGTAATTATCAAACCTTCTTTAAATTCTCTGGAGACTTTTGTGCCAAGAGAAGAACTAAACATATTAAATGGGAAGAGATATTTATATAAATCTTCGCCTTCTTTCGTGCCAAAGTTTCCAAAAAGTGCTGCCTTGAATTTTTTAGGCGGATAAAACTCTTTATGATCATCTGAACCAGAAAAAGCAATTGCATCAGGAATTCCAAGTTCTCTTATTTCTATAGAATTGGTTGGGTCATACTGAAGATGTGGGAAAAAAGCTCTATAATTTTTTGGACCCTCTTTTCTAAATTCAAGCACTTTAAAGTCTAGAGGACTATTTTGGCGTCTGCTGAAAGCCTGATGTGACGCAGAGTGTATAAAGCCCCTAGTATTGCTAACACCATCACGATCAACACCACCTGTAAAGTTAGTTGCAGTTGTGTTCGAAACACCAGACATATCAATAGAAGTATTGCCAGAGGTGCCATGGCTTTGCTGTGTAAGTCTCACAACACCACCCGATACTTCAGCGGCAGTCATTGCAAGGTCGGATGCGTTGATGGCATCTCTAATTCTCTCTCCAACAGAAGCTGCATGCCCTTGTGCTCCATCAAGTCCAATGATTACGTTATCATCGCCATCCTTGCTGCCGTCTACAGTTGTCTCACCAGTCTTAATAACAAAGGTGACAGCCAACCCAGCGGCATCTGTAAGGGTAAAAGTTTCGTTATTGAGTAAGCCACCTGTAGTGGTGGTGATTGTTGCTGTAGCGGGATTATCAAAAGGCACTGAATTGAAATTATTTGGGGCGTCAGTATTTCTCTCTGCTCTGTTTTTCCACCACAGAGTATTTATCTTTTGATTACTAGGGGTCTGCACTCCATCCAATCCCCCACTAAACGTTCTAAGATCAACAATATCATGATCACCTGCCACTGTTGTCGTTATGGCATTTGTAAGGTTTCCTGCCACTCCGGGCTTATCAATTGTAAGTGTGATTTTTGCGCCTGATCTCGATGCTGTAACACCTTGGACACCTGATTGCCCAACTCCCGTTGATGGATAATCAACACGACCATCGTTCTTAACTCCATTAATTGCACGTACAATCGACGATGCGACGTTTGCTGGTGCCGAGGATATTCCACTTATTCCAATTGCAATCATATTCGCACCCTCTACGGGGTCTATGGTCTGGTCTGCGTCCAAGAAGATTGTTGTTGCTGTTGAGTCAGATTCACCGCCTGCACTCATTGGTATAAGTATTGTGAATTTAGTATCGGATCCAACGCCAGTAGTGTCAATACAATCTATTGCTTTCGCAGATAAGCCTGTTGAGGCTGGAGCGTGTCCAAATTTCCAATTATATTTTAATTTATTTATACCCTCCATTGAGCCACTAATATCTGGCAATTTAGAGTCAATTGTTGGGAACTTATGTTGATATTTATTTCTCTCTAATATATGGCTTTCAACAGTATTTTGAACACCTACAAAATCAGATGTTGCTGGGATTAAATTTAAAACCATTGCAGAAATGGCGTCATCGAACCATTTGTAAAAGTCTACATATTTTTCTAGATCCGGAGTATTCTTAATTTTGTCAAAGAAAAGCCCCCTAACAAACTTAAGCTTTTTATAGTCTTTTCTATATTTGTTTACCGGCTCACCAATAAGACTAGCGTAAGATTGAAGACCAGCGATATTACCAAAGAAATCAATCATTTCATCATTGATAGATTGATACATACTCTTTTCAATAGCGAAAAAATATCTTATAGGTCTAGATCTGAATCCTTTTTGAAAATATTCATCATCTTTGTCGAGAATTTCAATGAAATTTTCGCTATTTAAATTTTCGAAAAACTGCGTTTTTGCAGTCGGAATATATTCTCTAGAAATAGAGCCTGAGTCTTCTGTTTCGAAGAACATGCCTTGACCAGTATGTTGCTTCTCTAGGATGGCACTCCAGTCACCATATCTACTGTCACTTGAACCAGAAGAAAGATCTTCCACTAAAAATTCACCGCTACCATCAGAACCGCTAACTGTTTCAAAATCCCAGTGCATAGCTAGAGTTTCAATCTTGGGTATCATTCCAGAGTAAGTGCTTTTATTTTCATTTAAGTAAGCACTTTCATATGGGTTGTCAACACCATAATTTGTTGTATCTCTTGCATGTGCTATTATCTCATCTTTTGTTAATGGAACTGTCCAAATTCTGCAACCAGAGGCACGAATATTGCTTGGGTCAATCACAGATCCTACAAAGTTTGTTCTGTGTGCTCCAGCATAAAATCTTTTTTTACTGGATACAAATCTTTTTCCGGCTTGACCACTAATTGATGCCGTAACCATAAAACTATCAACCACAGTATCAGCAGCCATGTTATAACCATGAAATTCAACACGGTAATCGTCTGTGGTGCCACTAACGTATGTCGAATTAGGGTATTCAGCAGGCTTTACAACAACCGCAAAATTCCACTTTTGGTTATCATAAACATCGTAAAACAACTTACTTTCTAGTTCTTCGCTGAAACCTGCGGTAAAGCTAATTGCAGTGACAGTCGTAACACCAGACATATCAATAGTGGTGTTACCAGAGGCACCAGCACTATTCTGTGTAAGCCTCACAACACCACCCGATACTTCAGTGGCAGTCATTGCAAGGTTAGATGCATTAATAGAGGCAATTATCCTCATCCCAACAGACGCTGCGTGACCAGATGCACCGCTAAGTCCAATGATTACATTGGACCCATCTTTAGTGCCATCTACGGTTGCCTCACCAGTTTTGAAAACAAAAGTAACAGCCAACCCAGCGGCATCTGTAAGCGTAAAGGTTTCATTGTTTCCGGGGTTACCCGTCGTAGTGATCGTTGCAGTTGCGACACCCTGTAGAAGACCCTCTCCAGTGCTATGGCTTCTTAACTGAAAATAAGCGTTTTTTGAATTTGGAGATTTTATTTCATCACGAACAGCATAAACTTGGAAATTGCCATAATCATTTGATGCCCAATCTAGATCTGCTGCCGATGCTTTCGCAGTATGAACACCAAACATTGAAGAAGAAATATATCCAAAAGAACCGGATGTAAAATTAGGCTCGTCTACATTTGGTGGAGAAGCAAAATAGATTTCTGATTCGAAAGTCATCCCAATATCTGAGTCAAAACCAGCAGAAGAGTCTGCGGAGTGGTTTAAATATCCAGAAGAATTTGTGTTCGAACTAGCCGTTGATTGAAAAACAATAGCATTGTTTCTAGCTCTAGAACTAAAATCTGCAAAATTCTTTCTAACAGTTGTGATGTTATAGGAATTTTCTGGTTTTACCGCTATATTGTTCGCATAAAAATTGATCTTAAATAATTCATCATCAACACCAAAGCACCTTAGCAAATTACGAATTGCTTTCGGTGTCCCCTTTGACTTATTAATGTATGATAAGTTATGATAAATGTTTTCATAAATAAAGTTCTTAATATCATGAATGCTTTTTTCATACATTATTCCATTCTTATCACGATCAAGAAAATTATTTATGACTGATGCGTTTGGAAATAATTCTGGTGCGAAGAACCCTGTTGATTCCAGAAGCTCTTTCGCAAAGGGCATTGGCTTGTCAGTAGATCCACTCAAAAGTGTAATATCTTTAAGCCTTGGAATATCAGATATTAAATAATGCAGTTGATCAAAATAGGCAGAGATAACATGGAAAAGATTCCTAATGATTTGAGTGTTTTGATCCTCAGTTAAGATCCAGTCTGGTAAGGAATTATACAACATATTAACGTTATTAAAGTCATGCTCTTTTCCTTTTAATATAAACTCTTCTTCAGTTCTTTGAACCTCTGGGTGGTATGAATAAATAATCGGATCTTTAAACTCAGCAGAGGATGCACCGGATTCTACCATAGCAGATGCTGTCGCTCTCATTGATAATTGAGGGTCATAATTTTTAATCAAGCCGTTAGAAACACGACCAGAATAATCTAGGGCAGTTTGATCAATCGAACCAGTTTCAGTAACGCCCTCATTGAATTTGTAATAAACCCCCAGATGATTGTTTGCGGGGTCCGTATTTGTGCCTCCACCAATATGACTGTTATAAAATTGAAATATTCTTGAAGATTCTCTTTGTTCTTTCCAGAACCTAAATTCATCAAAAGACCCGGACACACACCCGATGCCCTCTTGATTTCTTCCTCCAGCAGTAAACCCTGCTACAGATCCAGTATTTGGGGCATATATATATGCCCCAATATTAGCCAAGTGTGGTCCTGTACTTACTTCATTAATCGAAGATCCTGTAATTACAGTTTCTTGTAGCTGCCCATTTATGTATAATTTAAGATCTAACTGTTTATCTACTGTTGAGCTTCCATTATTCTTGAAACTAAATGCATAATGGTTCCATTGGTCTAACGGATAAGATCCGGTCAAAGTTCCGGCTCCAATTGGTGCCCTATCTACACCAGAGTTCCCTGACATAATTGTGACATAAAATAGTTTATCGCCTTTTAACTTGTCTAATTCTGATGTTTCTCTTCGCATCTCAATAAGGAAACGACCATAAGTAGCGGGATTATCTTGCCCAGCAGTTAAGGATCCACTATTCCATAAATCAAAGAAAGCTAAATTTGGGGAAGGACCTAGAAATTTTTCGTTATCACCAGCAGTGCCGCCAGCCTTAAACCAAAATTCAACCGTGCTTCCGGACAAACCGTCGATCTGTAAATTAGATTCTAGATCTCTATTTTGATCAAATATATTTGCCTTATGAAGAGGGTTTTTAAAATTTGGTGGATCTAAATTTTTATCATCATATGGTCTTATTGCGGCGGCATTTGGACCGCCTTTGAAAAAAACATACTGTGGCTTTGCAGAGACAAAGTATGTATCTTTTCCATAATTGTTAGCATCACCTTCAAATGAATCAGTTGAGCCAAGATCAGCATTCCCCCAGTTTTGACCCAATGTAATAAAACCATTAGTTCTAGGGTATTCGTTTTCGAAAAACCATTTATCAATATAAGAAGAGGAATTAATGAATTCTAATCTTTCTCTTAAAGAACCATCGTATGGATATTGGTTATAAATTCTCTGTATTGTTGTTTCGTAATATTCTTCTGCTGATCCGTAAAAAGCAAATTCTGCTGGGTTTCCAAAATCGACTGTTGGTAAATATCTTTCTTTGTCGTAAACATATTCTTCGACATAATCGACTGATTCGACTTTGTTACCGATATCGTCTAAACTTGAAGACGTAACGACTTTATAACTTGTTTTCCCATAAAAAAGATCTTTAATGCTCATTTATCACTCTTCAACTCTGAATTTAAAAACTTCTGGTTGTTCTCTCCAGTCTCCATTAATATAATGCACAAATTTAATTCCATATGAATATCCAGCTTCCATTAGAGACATGTCTAAATCAAAATAACTTCCAGAGGCATCAAATGAAAGTCTTGTAAAAGACTCATTGTTTCCTAGTGTTTGTGGCGTTGCAGAACTACCAGTGCCATATGGAATAACTTCCAGCTCATCTATAACCCTATATACTTTATAATATGAATCTTCAATAATTTTAAGGTCTCTTTGTTCTTTTTGTGCAATACTATATATTGTTGGACACCAGTTTTCCTCCCTAACAAAAAGTCTCATTCTTGCTTTCTCACTCCGAGAATAAGAAGATTTTAAATTAGTCATATGATTTACATATGTTGGGGATGGGTTACCCTGTCTTGTGTCAAATAACTTTGCATCAATTGCAGAACCAGTAAAAAGCGTAGTCATGCCACGATTATTTGGATCTAATCCTTGAGTGGTGTCCTCTGTTCCATGTTGCCATACTGGAAAATAAAAATTATTCGAACTTAAAGAAGAAGAAACGACAACTGAAGCAGAATAAATACCAGTTTCAACGTAGCCGCCTGTCACAAACGTGTGGTAATTGGCTGATGTCTCTCCCTTAACTAAATCTTTCACCTCGCAAGGGACAGGATCTAAATTTTCTCTTGAAGAGCCTGTATGGAAAGCCACAAAGATATCACCATCCCCAACAGCAGGAATATTCTGCAATTGTCCACGGACATAGTTATAGAAGTAAATTGTGTTAACATTGTCAAGTTCTGGTGCTAATGCGCTGCTAACATAAAAATTAGAAGTGTCATCTTTTTTACTATCATCCCATCTTGCCTCAATTCTTGGGGTCTTATAAAAATATTCACTTGATCTTGCAAAAAACTTTTTAATGTAAAACGAGTCTTGAGATCCAGTATGATTGTTGAGACTCATAAGGTTTGGTGTCGTGTCTACTCCGGGTCCTGTTAAGACTCCATCAGTCTCCACAACATTAGATCCTGAATGGAATGCTTCAAACGTGCCGCTAAGTTTAACTAAAAATCCATTATTTGCTAGAGTTCCAGCCATCCACTCTTCAACCAGTTCTGTTACTTTAATTTGAAGATCTTCAGTTCCATCTGTAAAAGACTGTTTATATAATCTTTGTTGTCCAGCCGAGCCATTATCGGTGTCACTATCTTTATCTGTTAATCCATCATCGTTATCGTAAAATGCACCACCTAAAGTTTCGCCATCTCCAACTCCCTGCCATTTAGACCCACTAGAAGCATAAACCCAGTTTGAACCTTCGAGTTCATATGTTTCATCTTTGTATTCATCAAGATCTAAACCTCTTCCCTCTTGCCAATTTTGTATCAATGGTTTAACTTCTAATGTATAATTTTTAGGCGTGGTGAGAGTATGGGGAGCATTATATAATCGCAAAAAGAAATCAACTGAACCAGAAGCTGGAATGTCGCCTGATGTTCTGTCAGATGAAATCTCGTTAACAGGAAACTGTATTAGTGTTCTAGCTATCTCATCTGAGGTGCTGTTGGCTTGACCGTACAAAGAAAACACCTCTAAAATATCAGCCGCACCCATATTTGAGCCAGTGCCACGATTTGTCAAGTCTGGTTTATAAGCATTTGTAATTGTGTTGTCTGCCGATGCACTATATATTTTAATCATTATCTAATCGTTCCTACAATGTCTGAGTTAGGGAATTTAATTTCAAAGGCTGCGTTTTCTGGAATTGTTATTAATCTCCCGTCTGGTGTAAGATTGGCATCTAAATTATAATAAAATGTAGAATACGCTGCTCCGCTTCTTTTAAAAACACGAACAGAAATAACATCCAAGACACCTTCAGTGTTTTTTAGAATTCTTAAAATATCGCTAATCCTAAATGGCTCGCCCATGTCGTATTTAACAGTTGCCATTTCAATCGTTAAATCTTTTTTTGCTTTTTGTAAAACTTCAAATTTACTAGTTCCAACATCGGATAAAACTTCAAATTCAATTCCAATGTTTACTATTCTGCCGTCCAAAATATCAACCGTATCATTTAACATTTTATATTGAGCTAGCCAAGTTTTAATGTTGTTTTTCAAAACTTGATTAGAGTTTATCAAGTTTCCCTTATCATCTTCTGATAAAATATATATATTTAAATTTCTCTTGTTTGAGTCTGCGTCTCTTATGACATTCGCTCTTTTAACAGCACCAAACATTGGCGGCATATTATAAATGAGAGATTGGTAATCCTGAATTGTTACTGCTCGGTTTTGGGAAGAGAAAGAGCCATATGCTCTATATTTTAATTCTTCTGAGGTTGGGGAAGTAACATTTCCAACTATCGGTTGCTCATTTGTGCATTCAAGGCTGGTTTTAACTGCTGAGATCTCACTTTGGTCTAGATTGTTAACGTTTTCAAACAACATGTCTGAATTAGTAATCGACACTACTGAGTTTGCGGCAGCATTTAAATTTGTCGAATTATTTCTTCTGTATTTTATTGTTAAAGTAGTGTTTGTTGGTACAACACCCAATTTATCAGTCTGAATTAAGTTTGTTGGATCAAAAGACTTGTCAGTGACATAACTCTTTGCGTGGGCTTCTAAAACAACTTTAGAAGGATCGGATATTCTTTCATTTGTTAAGTTATCCTCGGATCCATAGCCAAATTGAAGAGATGTAGTCGTCCTATTTTGTTCAACAGTGAACCTTCTTGGGACTGGCTGCGGCTTCATTATCATTGGTGTTTGAAATTGGCTAGCCCCTTTGTTTATAAATGCAGACATGACAACATTTTGACTAAGATGATCTACTTCAAAATATCTATGACCTTGACTGTCAATAACATCAACTATTTCAGTTAGTTTGTCATCATTGATGTCAATACGAAGAAATCTTTGAAACTCTCCAACAGTCTGGTTAACTGATGTCACTTCTCCGGAAACAACTATTCCAAAAGTTTGGACTGCAAATTTAGTTGGTAGACCATTTGTTGGGTTTTGGGTCGCTACAGTAACAACATTTGCAGGGTTTCCAAAATCAACATCTCTAGATAAAGTAAAAGTTGCACCTCCATTGGACGTAAATGTACTACCTCTTTTTAAAACTGGCATATAACGAGAATCTGGTTCAGATCCATCTGATGTTGCAGGAACTAAGATATAGAGACTTAAGACTCCTGAAGAAGATGGGTTCATACGATGTTTATAGCCTAATTGCCTGCCTAGCTTAACAACGTTATCATATTCAACCGCTGTTGATAAAAATGACTCATTAACAGAATAGTCAAGATAAAAGGATAAGACGTCTCCAACATAAGAAACAGTATCGAGTAATAAGGATCCAAAAGAATTTTCACTAAAATCTTTATAATTGTCTGGATAATACCTTCTGACGTGCTCCAAAAGGTCTCTTTTAATGGTTTCAAAGTCACGACTGGTATATTTAATTGGGTATGTTTTTTTTGATCTATATCCGGGCAACTTTTTTCTCCTTTTAATATTTTACATAAGTAGTAATAAAAAAATTAAGTTTCTAATATGTAGAACCTGTTTCTGTCTCAATATTCAAACTTTGAATTGTAGTGGTGTTTGGTATTGTATACTTCAGTGTTGTATTCAAAATTTGAGGATTAACAGGAGAAGAGCCAAATTCTAATTCTACAATTTTAATAAAAGGCATAAAAATCGCAACTTGATCCCTAATAGCATTGGCTAGATCTGTTCTAACCGAAGATATATTCTGTTCAAAAAGATAGTTTCTTAACCCAACGCCATATTCCGGAATCATCAATCTTTCACCCGGAGCGGTTAAAACAAGCATTTTGAGGTTTTGCTTGATTGTTTCTTTTAAGGTTTTAGTTAAAGCAATCCCATATTGCGGGTCAAGCTGTAGTGGTAATTTCGGTGCAATTCCAGACATTTTAAGCCTCCAATAATAAATAGCACTAAATACTTTTTAATCCTAACAGTTGTCTCCAAAAGGTGATTCTTGTGGTAATGGATTGCCGTCTTCATCCAACGTAGGCGGCTCAGACTCTTCAGGGACTAGCCCACTAGAATCAAAATCTCCGCCTAATGGCTTTCCATCTTTTCCAGATTTTGTTGTAGCACTAATAAAAAATAACTTATATAGCTCCTTGGTTGAATTAAAAGTTTTAAAACTTCCAAGACCTTTAATCAAATTTAAATAAGCATAAAGCGATACAATGTTGCTAGCTAATCCTTGTGGAAGAGCATAATCAGTCATAGCTTTCCAAGCATTGCTTTTGCTAAAACTCGTTGCTAGGGCGCTTTTTGAAAACTGAGTTTCTTTTAAATAATCGTCAAGCATGCTAAGTGTCTCTGTGAGGGGCTTACCATCGTCACCGAGAACTGGGACCTTAGTATCAATAAACAAAGGAACTTTTTCACCGTCTTCATCCACCAGCCCGTCTAATGGAGACCCTGCGTTCAGCCAATCCACAATATTTAATTTAGGATTAAGAACCTGCTCTGTTGTGGTTACTGGTCTTACAGAAGGTAAGAGAATATCTTGTATTTGTGCAACAACCTTGTATACTCCTGCGGTCCCAAGATGAGCAGCCAATGCATTATCGCCCGAATATTCAGCTTTAAGAGGTGGCAAATGGTTTTTCACCCAGAGAGAATAACTGCCTTCTGGTTTATCAAACACAACACGATTAGGCACATACTTATTTTTAGCGAAAAGATGCCCGAAAGTGTCGGGCTTATCGTAAAATTTTGTATCAATTGGGAATGTTAAAATCTTGTTTGTTTTTGTCTCACCATCGACTGTATACTCTTCTTCAAATAAAAATGATTTATTTTTTATTATCGCTCCCACTAGTGGCTCAGGTCCACCACCTTGCTCGCCACCCGTCAGCCCTGTTCCACCTAAAATATTGCTAAAATAGAGATCACTTTGGGCAGCTATATCATTAAAGAGTCCTTCAACTACATCATTAGCCGAAATAGCATATGAGAATCTGATTCCTACTTTAAATTCTTTGAACAAGCCTACACCAGATTCTCCAACAGGCGTAATTATGTTTTTTAATTCATCAGGGATATAGCTTGGTTTAATAACTATATTCGGAACGTTGGAATTAGTGGAATTTTTGAAGCCCGGATAAAGTGGAAACCCCGCTATTGTTCCTGCTCCTTTGGAAGTTTTATTTGGTGATTGGAGCGTTACAGCCTCATCAGGAGGAGCCATCCATAACGCCTCTAAGAAAGTCTTTAGTATGTGACTTCCACCTGTTTTCTGCGTTCCGGAACTTTTTGTCTGGAGAAGTGTATTTAAGTCTTCTGTTTGTAATAAAGTTCCGGGGGCACCGCTGGGGACGTTTACAGGTTCCTGAAGAAACGCCTCTTCTAGACCGTCAAGTGATAATGGGACATTCACTAAATTATCTAAAAAGTCGGTGCCAAATTTTGCTGCAACCCAATCTTTAGTTTCTTGATGAAGATCAAGCTGAATAAAAGCTTCAAAAATAAACCCACCTCTTGAGATGCCAGTAACTGAACGGTATGATTTTGAGAACTTAGATCTAGATTTCGGTATATTGTCATCAACAAAGCTGGTATATTCGGAGCCTAGCAAGTTAGGAACATAGAATAGACCATTAGCGTTTGGACCAGACTGTATAACAGCTTCTGCTGGGATAGTTATTTTTTGTGCGTCTTCATTTAAATGTTTAATGTTGGTAATTTCTGATGCCAATGCCATGGCATCCCCTATGTTTTCATTGACAAGTTCCTTAATAGCCGTTATACCTGATGGTGCATTTTCAACATTTAAATTTTCATCCTCTTTGTAGCGCCTCTCAAAATATTTATTAACTTGTGCAAAGAACTTGCTTTTGATACCACTGTCGAATTGAGAAAATTCTTTCATCATTAATTCTGCTATAACGCCAGCAAACATATCGTCTCTAAAGGCTTTTGTTCCTTTTGGTTTAAATATTTTTGTTACAGGCATAGACTTAATTGCAGCATCTAAACAGTAAAACTTTACAGTTTCGGGGATTAATTCATCCAAGATAGCATTCGCCATAGGAGGTAGATAATTTGGATCCAAGTTGCTAGGGTCGTATTGTTCGGACCAATTCCAATTTTCTTTTATTTTCTTCTTCATACTCTCAGCATCAATATATTCAACACATTCCCCGTTAGAATATTTTCCGCTTCGAAGTGGCGTGTCATTCATTGCAGGAGTTGGCTGCCACCAGACGCTAGTCCTTCCTCCGTTTGGATTTTTATCTTTTGCACTAAAATATTCTCCAAACTGAAAAGGTCCAATACCAAAGGTTGCTGTCCCTTTGGTATATGGATTTTTTCTTCCAAATCTACCAAAATTGCTCGTTTTCAAGCCTCCCTCGCCAACACCATTTTTTAGATCTTCCCAGACATAAGTTTTAAAATATGCAGATTGCTGTGCTGCCCTACCTATAGATTCTACATAATCTCTAAAAGCTGTTAAATGCACCTCCCCAGCTAGTTTTGCTCTAAATTTTTCTTGTGCGGAGGGAGACATCTTGTTAAAAACATCTGCCAATCCTTTTTCAATCAATTGTGCAAAAACTAAGCCTTGCGGAGAATATTGAGCGGGGTTTGCAGAATCAACGGTCCATGGTTGAATTTTCAAATCTGCCGGGGCAGTTAAATTAAGTAGATTAACGGAAGTGAGAGCTTCATTCACATCGAAACCACCCTCATTTTCGCCATAACTTAGCGGCACCTTATAACCAAAAGCAATAAAATTACTAGTGTTAAATAACTCAGGAGACTTAACTCTGACAATTGCATGGTTACCATACCCATTATTAGCACCTTTTGCCTTCAAGGTATCTGTAATCGATTCAAAATAGAATTCTATTGCCTTCCCTCCATCCGGATAAGAAAGCTCAATTCTAGTGTTAAATTGCCTCGAACCCCTATCTGGAATTTGAGTAGCGGGTATACCATTGAATTTAGAAGCAGCACCCGGAGTATCTACAACGCTATAGCTACCATTACTTTCAATAGTATTTAATGCATCTCTTAAATTTTTACCCCCTACAATTGGATAGTCACTATTAATTGGGTTGTTTTGGTTATTTGGTGATAAGGAGGCAGCTAGTGCCAGCAATCCCACGCCAACGGGTGGTAGCACCGGAAGTGCCACTGTAGCCCCAGCAGCGGCTGCGACTAATTGAACAATCGCATTTGTTTTCAAGTCTGAATCTCCGGGTATATCAGAAGTAGGCATACCATTCTGATACATTGCTCTTAATACGGTCCCGCCTTCTCCTCTTGCTGTAACATTAATTTGATCAATAAAGGGATCGTATTGCTCAATTAATGTATCAACCATTGGTGGTTTAAATTTATCATCTGCTAATAAACCGGGTTTCAATTCGTTAGTATCAGGATCTCTAGTTGAGAAGAGATCTGGGAACATATCGTCAAAGAAATTCGGATCAGACCTTAAGGCGTCGATAATCCCTTTGAGTTTCGCTGCTTTATTTGTTGATTCTCTTAATAAAAATCTTTCTATTTGCTCCTCATTATCACATTTATCTCTCATGTATATGGCAGGATTTTTGCTTGGATCTGGGCAATACTCGGGATCTTTTGTTACATTATTAAAATTTTCAACTTTAGCAGGATCTGCATTGTCAAAAATGCAATCGATTAACGCTTCTACTTTTGAATAACTATCAATAAAAGGTCGTATTTCGGAAAAATCACTCTCCATGTCAATTATTTCTTTAATAACAAAAACAGAGGATCTTGAAGGATATCCCTCCAAGACATTTAACAATTCTCCACTAGAAAGTTCTTCAGAAATTCTACTAAATAATTTTTCTTGAACCAGTTGTAAATCTGGTACAGCGTCAGCGATTCCAAAAAGTGCGGGACAATTTGCCAAAACTGGTGGTTGCCTGCTTGGATCTGGGAAGGGTTCTTCATCTGCATCACTTCCTGCATCTGGGAAAAAATCTGGTAGATTTAAGCTACCATAATCATCAGCAGCAACATCGGTTGGTCTTAGTTCACATTGAAAATCTGGGCATCTTGTAAGCCACTTTAGAAGTGATAAGATTAATTGCATTATGATATAAACCAAAAGCGCTTCCAAGAGAGCCAAGAGCAAGTCTAATAATTCTTTGAGTAGATCTAGGGTTGGTAATTTTAATAAAATATCCGGCAACACTATGCAAAAACTACAAAGCTGCTCCAATTGAAAAGGCTTCATTCCTACTGGCATATTAAATGAACCAAGATTTGCATCAAAAGCTTGTTTCATATTAAAATTTTGGTCTGGGTCGTCGGACAATAAAGCGGGGTCGAAAGAGACGCCGGGGGATGCAACACTCATAGAGCCGTTTGGAACTTGCAGTTCTACACCTTGTTCAGCCAACAAATCGTCTCCAATTTGTGCTATACAAATACAAACCAATTTGAGCATTTTTTCTACCCCAAATTGATTCATCACCATATCGCCTAACTGCCTCATTTTTAACAAAAAGCCATTGTTGGGATTTGCAAATCTCTTCTCTAAATCATTAATATATTCTTCTGAAGTAAAGTAATCTCCGACATAATCAAATGTCTCTGCTGCTTCTTCCGCAGTTTTATCTATAACTTTTTTTTGCTTCAATATTTTATTTTTTAATTTTCTTCCCGTTTCCTCTAAAATTGCAGGCAAAGTATCTCCTGTAAAAGGAGCAGGGCATGGAGGACCTATTGCAAAAAATGTCAACTTAAGTTCAGCTTTAAAGTTAACAGGTTCTAAAAGTTGTTGCAATAAGTCCAAGAAACTTAAATTAAAATCTGGTAAGTCTGGAAATTTAAAACCGCACACCTTTCTAGGCTTTTGAAAGACTGCACCGGGGTCTGTTTCAATAAAATATGGGAAATCTTTACCAGTTCCGCCGTATTCACTTGGCGATACACCACTGGCTGTGTCAAATGGGTTCGTTTTTTGAACACCAGACAAAAGAGAAGCTAAATCGATTGGAGGATGATGATAAGCTTGTAAAAAATCGGCAAAATTAAGTTCAATATTTCTATCTAGATTGTTTAAAATCTGTTGATGATAATAAAAATATTTTACACTAGCTTGGTTATCCAACGGGTTGGATGTTACAAATCTTTCAAATCCATTTTTTAAGAACACTTCTCCATTCTCTGTAGGAACGCATGCCCATAATATTTTAAAAACTCCCTCTGTCTGTTCTCTAAAGGCAAACCTTATTAAATAATCTCGTCCAGTTATTGGCAGAGGCATATTTCTACGGTTTTCTTCTATTTTTGTTTTGTTGCTTTCTCCCGTAGAGTATCCATCTGCTGAGAAATTAAAACCAATAAAATCCTGTATTACAGATGGAATCAGCCTAAGTCTACTGGCTTCATTTGTTAAATCTAAGCCCCGGATCTTTATTGCATTTGACATCATATCTCTGTGCATTTGAGACATGTAGAATGCTGTCTTTTCTATCTCCGTTTCATAACCACCCCTTCCAGTATTGCTTGACAGTGTTACAATTGAAATATCTTCATATGAATTTAGGTTACCGTCAGACCCAAGTGTTGGGTTAAGTAGACCACTTGAGGTTATAAGATTTCCCTCTACATCTAGATTGTCAGTAAAAGATGCAGGTAGCGCCTCATCAGGAAGGGCATTAAAATATCTAGCATCAACTTCAACTAAAAATTTTAATTTTGCTCCGGGTCGGGATGACATGTGATAATCAATTATTGATGATATCGAGCTTCCTGTTTCATTGTCTGTGTCTTCGGATAATTGCGCTATAGTGCTGTCAGTAAAGCTTTTGCCATAAAACCTACAAAGCTCGGTTAATCCTACTTTTAAATATTCCGCTTTACTCTGTTCAAGTTCAGCGTCGGTTCCTGTACAGGTGTAATTTGATTTGACGCCAATGGTAAAAGATACTTCATCCTCATGGTATTCTGGTAAGGAAACCATTTCAAAAAATTCCCACCAGTCTTCTCTAATTGAGTCCTTAAAAAAATCAAGCTGATCAGTTACTTGTCCATCTCTGGTCAAGCCTGCCATTTTTTTAATTGGATATGCTGCGCTTTTTGGCTTTATTTCTATCTTATTTAAATTCGTTGCCATATTTCACTAATTAGTATGATTATATTTACTACAAATAAATTTATCATTTAAAAACGGTTTGGGCATCAAATACTTAAAATAAGTCACTCCTGTATTGATTTTATTTGAAAGTATCGAAGTAAATGTGACGCCAATTTGCTGCGGTATCATCAATGCCCAAGAAGCCATTGTTTCAACTGAAGGTCCAGTAATACCAGTGAATGGGTCTATGTGGATATGAAAAGCCAACACTGTATTGAATATCATTTGTTGCAATAATACATCCATTACAATTCCATTTAAAGCACTAATATTATCATTTATATCATCTAGGCACTCTAAAACGTTTGTTCCTTTAAGAAGAGGTTGCATATCCTGATCATCGTTTCCACCTATTAAATCAATTCCCCTTGGAACATCCAAGCGACCGCCTTGTGCATTTTCATCGTCTGTCCCAGTTACTAGTTTTATTGACTCTCTTGCAACTATTCTAACATCATCCCCTTTCAACGCTACAAAAGATCTAGACTTTGAAGTTCCAACTCTTCCGGGTCTTATTCCAAAGTCCGTATCTACATCGCCTTTTTGACAAATCACAACACGGGCTGCGTCAACTTTGTAATTATTAACGGTGTAGATCGGCGTATTATTACCACGTTTTGCAAAAGATTCTACTCTAGTTTTTAAAGCATTATAAGCAGCTTGTCGTTCCTGATAGATATCAAAAGCTATGCTACCAGCATCAACAACATCATCCTCTTTTGGAACTGCATTGTAAGCCTGAGTCATTTTTGTCTCTGCAATCCTTAGTTGTTTTTTTAAACCTTCCAGATCCTCGTCATTCTCATATGATCTAGCGTAGCTCCCCATTCTTCCTGCAACAAGATCAATAGCAGCGATACCCTTCTCGCCACGAGCCATTCGAGTGCTCAATACTCCACGAGGCTTATAAGGTCCTATACAGACCTGAGCATTAACTGATGAATCATATAGTGTTTCACTGGGTGCTAAGACAAATCTAGGTTTTGCATCAACGGACTCTCCACCGAAAAGACCAATCTTATATTTTTCTTCTCCTTGCGAAGTAGACCAAACTTTAAAGTTCACACCAAGACCAGCTATATCTTGACCCATTTTAAATTGTTTTGCTGGGTCTCCGGGTTCTCTTGGAAGATCTTTTTTGGTGCTTCTATTTTCTTCGGTTAAACCAAGTTTTTCTGCAAATTCTCCAAATATACTCATTCTAAATTATTTCCTTAAAGCCTATTAAAGCAAATCTCCTTTCAATTTTGGAGTAAAACTCTGTGAGGTTTGCGACGCTGAATTGCCCGGACTTGTTCCAGAAGAGTCTCCAGATTTTGCTGCCGCTGCATCAGCCGCCTGTTTATTTTGTTCAGCAACAATCTTTTCTGCTTCTGCTATAGCTTCTGCGCCAGCTTTTGGGTCAACGTTCTGTAAAACTTGTTGTGCTCTTGGCGATGGAGCCTTTCCATCTGTGGCTGCGACTGCGCTCGCTCCACCAGCCTGAACCCAATTCTTTTCATAATACATCGATTCACCTGCGTTAATACATTGTGCCCACAAATCATTAGCCTCCGCTGGGTCGCCTACATAATCAAAATGCATTGTATCAGCCTTTCCAAATTCTGTCCCCAAGCGAAATCCAAAGTTCTTGAATATAGCTTGTAACTGTGGAGGGTGATCGGTCTTAAAGTTATAACTATATGGATTTTCAGTAGGATTGATATCTAGTCCAACACCCAAACCATGGTTTCCTAAATCTTTAAAACAATTACCACCACCTGCATTCCAATCTGGTGTGGTAGAATATTTAGTTCCTTTTGCATTATAACATTTGTTGTCTTTCTTGACAGGAAAAGAACCGGGGCAAGTCTTAACTTTATATCCGCCACAAGTTTTTCTTAAATGGGAGAGCCTAGCGGTCGGTATATACAGAATAGACTCTGCCATATAGCGCAATATTTGATCATCTTGAGCCATTGCATTTCTTACTAATTTAAAAGCACTTTCTGCATTCTTATTGATGACAATAGGATTGCGCCTAAAAGGACCAAAAAAATCCATGTTTGTAGCTAAACCATCGTTATACCATGAAAAGCCTCCATATGCTTTTAATCTTGCCTTTCCAACGCTTAACTGTGGTCGACTTAGTTTACCAGAACATTTAAATTTGAGCACCTCATCTTGTGCCGCAGTTACCCTACTAATATAATCTCTCTTATCTTGATAGGTCACATCTTGTCGGTTTTTTCCGGGTATAACTGGTGCAGTTTTTGATGAGGGAGTGCCCCCTGTTGCTGCGTTTTTTGAAGAATTTGGTGCAGATGGAGGTCCCGAAGGGAAAGAGCCGGGGGCAGACAATCGACCAGCAAAATAACCTCCGGTAAATGTGTTTCTATTTTGAAAGCCCACTTTAACTATATCACCCACGGATGCAAGAGCATTAGCTTGATCATTTCTAACCCTAAAAATAAATCCCGTATCTCTATACGCTTTTAATACTTTTGTATAATTTGGATCACTAGTAGAGGGTGGCGTTGGCAACATAAAACAAAGCTCTGGAATGTTAACTATATAGCCATATGGATTTGAGCCGCCATCATCTAAAGACTTTTGTGCTTCTTCTTTATCTGGAGGACTTTTTCTATTTTCCTTTTTAAGAACTTCCGTATCTTGTAAGGACTTATGCGTATTTACAATTCCTATAACAATTCCTTTGAGTTCCCCCTGTCCCACAACATCATCAGCCTTTAAGGCTTCCGAGGTTGTGTTGGCTAAAACAGAATACAGATCATTATTAGCAATAGTTTGAACGTCATCAAACCTCAAAGCATTTAGTTCACCGGGAGGAGCAGTCAAGCTATTTGACAGGGTTGTGCCGGTATTCTGATTGCTCATTTCAGTTAGCCTCCGACTTTGTTAAAAGATCAAATATCTCGTCCTTGTCTTTTTCCGTAAGACCTTCATTCGCTGCTGACTTCTTTTCAATTAGAGTTACCAACTTAACCAGTTGCTCATTTGATCTTTGTAAAGTTTCTAAGTACTTTGCAACAACAGCACCGACATCCTTGTGTTTCTCATTGTCACTGCCAATGTAATTGATGATATCCAAAAGTAACTTACTTGTTACTGCTCTATCGTCTCTGATATTTTTGATTGCTTCATGAAAATATTTTTTACTCATACTTTTAAATAGTTAATAGCTATATTTTAAAAATCACCTCTATTCCATTTTTTTTGAAAGTCAGAAAACTTCTTTCTCATTCTTGAAAGATTATTAACAACTTGTTTTGTGTTAAGACCAGTAATTTCTCTCAAATAAAGGTACACTGCCTTTTTATTGAAAATTTCAATATCATCTGAATTTTCTAATATAATCTTGACAGCTTCATATACTTTTTTTTCATTGGGCTTCATAACTTCCGTATCCCATGAATTCAATTCTTCCCAAAAATGTTGCCAATATTCTTTTTCTTCACGATGTTCTTCATATCCATTTGTTGTGGTAAGTTTGTCTGATTCTATATGTTTTGGTATATTATCATACTCAACTTCTCTCCTGCTAGAAAGAGAATTCTTTTTAACCTTATGAATAAACCAATTTTTTGTAATAACAGAAAAATATGAGAACGCTTTTGATCCTCTATTAGGATCATATTTATTCAAAATCGTTGCTAGCCATATCTTACATTCATCTCGGAGAACATCGATATTGGGTAGGGTGGTAAATTTATAGGTGTATATAATCTTATCAACCATTTCACTAAAAGCTGGTTGTAGAAGCTCTATATAAAGCTCAGTTCTGATTTTATTATCATCAGTAGTGGCATATTTTACAACCGCCTCTTCGTGAACTTTTGTAAAATATAGATTTTTTCTTCTTTTTGTCTTTTTATTCTGTTGGTTGTCTGTCATCTGCTTCTTCATCCTCATCCAACTCTAAAATATCTTTTGTGCTATCAAAGCTATCACGAAATTCATCAACGTAATTGACAACATCTTTAGAGTGATTCATTAAGTTTTGAAGAACAGGCTCGCCATAAAAAGTTTCAAGACTGTGAACGTTGTCGATATGCATTGTATAGCCTTCAAGCTGATCAAAAAGTTCATCCATATTATCCGATAGAAACAGGAACTTTTTTAATAATTTAAACATATACCAAACCAGCAAAGCATTAATTGCAACTGACAAGGTTAGTAATGTGGAAACTATAAACATCAAGACATTTCCTTTGACATATCTTTTTTAAATTCTTTAATTTCTTTTTTTGCCTCCTCAATATGGTCTTTTACTACTTTACCAGCTTTATTTCTCTTTATTACACGAGGGATGCTTGGTATTTTCTGTAATTTACCCTGTTCTTCACACTCACAAAACTCTACGACTTCTTTCATAGCATGCCTAATAGTAAAAGTTTGTTCGCATTTGAGGCACTTATAATCATACCGAGGCATAATTATTCACCATCTTCTCCATTTTCTTCCATATATGGCGATGTTTCTTCATTGAATTTAACAAGTGGTGGATTCTTAATAAAAAGCTCTGCGTCTCCACCCTCTTCTTCTGTGGCAGGGACAAATTCGAACCCCTTAATTACAGGAACAATATCGCTTTGTTCCATAAGACTTTTTTGAAGAGCCATCATAACGGCTCCCACTGCTTGATCTGAAAGTTTCATACTTACTCCTTAGTGATTTATGTCTTCTAATTGTATAACGTTATCATCTACTTTTTTAAGGTAATCTTTTCTATAGCTATCAAAGTTGTCAAAAAAATTATCTGTATTGATATTTCTATCATCGATGAAAACATTATATAGGGGCTTTTTAAGTATTAACTTATGATACTTGACTCCCCATTTTTTAAATTGTTTTTCTGTTACTTCACGCCAATCTATTCCAGATCCAGAACCTCGGGCTGTCCAGTAAACGATAGTATGCCCATCGTCATAAAGTTGGTTGACTTTATCAATGTTTTCTTGCCACGGAATCGATTGTTCATAATCAAGTGATAAATCAGTTTCGCATATTGTGTGATCGATATCTACGTAAATAACCATATTAAACCTTTTCAAAAACCGCTAAAAGTTCAGGACCATTTGCAACTTCTCCCATACTTGTTTGATACAACAATACGCATCTAAACATGTCATTTTGAGTAAACAAGTTATTTAAAGAAAATTTACTAAAATAGTGTAGATGACCATCAAAGTTTTTAAGACCTTGTAGATGTGGCTTATTGGGGCAAACTAGTCGACGATTAATTGGGACTTGAATTATAGCATATTTTTTTGTTAAAGAATGCATTTTTTTAGCAAACCGAACTGTATCCTCAACATGCTCTAGAACATCCATTGCAATAACAACATCATATTTTTTATCTTCTGGTAATTTTATTACATCAGATAAAATTACTTTTAAATCCGGATTGACTACTTGATTGTGTTCCACAACTTTTGGATCAATATCGGAGCCTACAAAATTTTTATACATTTGAGACAACACTCTAGCTAAATAACCTTTTCCTGTGGCTATCTCTAATATATGATGATTTTTTTCTAAAAAGGAGTCAAATATATTTATTTGATTTTGAACTCTTTTCCAACGTTTTTTTTGTTCTTCTGCGCTTCCAAGATTTAAAACATTTTTCCCATCTTTTTTATACTCATGCTCCCTGTATTCACCAGCGTGGAACTCCGCTGAGTTTCCAAAAAAGTTTCTATAAATATGCACACATGCAGGGTTGTTGCACATGTAAACATCTTCGAATTGATCTAGATCTCCTGCTTCACAGTAGTCAGTATATTCATTTACCATCCAAGCTTGAGGTGTGATGAAATTTTTGATTGTATGTTTCATATCTACATACTCACCATCGAGACATGCATGACATTGTTTTGGTGCATCTTTGATCATAAAATTACTACTCCTTTATTAAAAACTTTAATCATTACTCAACTTCCTGCCAAAAAAGTTCTGGTTTTCGCTCGTGAAGAATTAGACGATATCTTTTTCCACCATCTTCAAACTCAGCACCTAGCTCATTCATTTCGAGCAACCCAGAAACAACAGAATTAAGTACATGTATGCCAAATGGCAAATGTCGTATCTTTTTTCCCTCGTCATCAAACACTGCTTTTTTCACCACTCTCATATACCATTTATGAAATTCTTTTCTAATCTGATAAAGATTATACTCTGTCTCTTTCCAGTCATCTTGACCATATCGATCTATGGCAGCCCAAGATATCAATTTTTTACCATGATCATTAACCTGCTTAACCATTCTTATAACTTCCTCAAGAGAGCGACCACATTTAATTCCATGCATTTCACAATATATTTTATTAATCCATTCTATAGTCCCATCATTGCATAATTTGTCAAAAACTTCGTGTTCAGAACCCTCAATATCCAGCTTTAAAATAATGTGATCGTCTTCAGAAAAGTTTTTTTGAATCCATTGTGACAAATCAATGCAAGGAACATCAATTGCTTTCACATTTTCTATGTCACGCTCTATAAGGCTGGATGATTCAGTTCCATTGTCAAAAAACGTTATAGAACCATCCTCATTCCAGATTGCTGAATTGACTAATGTAATTTTCTTTGCCACTTTTTCATAATCTTTTATTTTCTGCTGAAGTGGTTCCAGAATTTGTAAGGAATCTTGGCTAGCTTCAAAACAAAATACCTCATATTCCCCAATGTCAGGCTGACCTTTGCAAAAAGCCTCTAGTGATTGACCGACATTTGCGCCCCCATCTATAAATATTTTTCTCATTTCATACCTTTGTTAAAAAATCTGCTAATGGCTTCTTTCGTTCAGATAAAGAACTATATTGCTCCTGTTTTATGCTGAAAAACTTTTCAGGCTGTCCGGGTCGACCACCTGCCAACTCAGGGTGTGTTACATAATTAATTGTAAACATAGTCCTTTCTTTTGTTAACGGCTTAGTTCCTCTATGGTATGCAGTTGTAGTAGCTGCAATTAGATCACCTTTTTGCGCTGTGAGATATATAAGACTATCTTGCCCATATACATTTTTTATTTCTTGCTCAGACCACCTATGCTTTATGCCATGATTATAGGGTCTTTTTTCAACACTTCCTCTAACTAATGTTAAAGGACCTTCTTCAGGGGTTTCAACGTCGTTAAGGTAAACAAAAAACTTAAAAAACTTAATACAATTTTTATCACAATGAAAAAGTTGAGTAGTAGTTGGAGGCAAAGTATTTAAATAACTTCTTCTCAAATTGCAAGTTCCTAATGCTGGTGTGCAGTCAAAAAATTCCGTTCCTACATCAAAAAGTAAATCAGATGTGGCTATTTTAAAACATTCATCAGATTGAATATATGGCTGATTTACAGCGGAGTAATGCTCATCATGGCTTTTTAAGTTCTCTGTATTTTTGATAAGATAATTTGTTTTATCCAATATTGCATCAATTAAGTCGTGTGAAATAACATTTTTAAAGATAGTATAACCATTGCTTTTTAAAGATTCAATATTTTCTTTATAAATTCCCTTATTTTCAAAAGGATATTTTTCTTTTCTACTTAAGGTTTGCTGATTATAATAGTCAACACCATGCTTGCCATGGTGATAAAACCTTGAATCATTATTGTAAATCCAATTCATTCTATAGAAGCTCCCAGATCTTTTTACAAAAATCATTGATTTCTGATCGATATTTTACCATGTTGCGATCTCTTATATCATACCATTGTTCAAGAAAATCTTTATCATTTTTTAATAATTTTGTTTTTTCTTCCAATTGCTGATGCCAATCATCTTTTCTTATATCTACAGTATATTGTGAAAAGCCATTCTTTTGTGAGAAATCCAACACCTTTGGTTGAGTTGATAGATAAATTGATGGCAAATTAAGCCCTATTGCCATCAATTGTCCATGACCTCTCATCGCTACTGAGAAATCATAACTATGATAATATTTTGCCACACGCCAAGTATTTGTAAATTTACAAATTTCCGGAAATTCTTCTTTATCGATCACGTATTTTTTTTCATTATTCCATGGAAAAAAATAATCTTTCTTAGTGTGACAAAAACTAACAAGCTGGTTTTTAAAACAAAAATCATTTATTTTACTGATATTTTTGTTGTCGAGGCGTCTTCCTCTTGTTTGTTTAGCATTTCTATTCCAAGCAGGCTGAAAAAACCCATTGACAACTTTTTCTTTTCTTTCAAATTTAAAAATATCATGATCAAACAACAAGCCGGGGTCTGGTAATTCTTCAACTTCTAAATCAGAAAATGTTTTAAATATTTCAATTGAACCATCATTTCTTAATGAAAAAAGCGAAGATGCCTCGCAAAGATTGATTACCTCTTGTTTTGAAATTTCGCTGAGTGTTTCAAAATTATAAAAATAATTAATACCTGCCGCAAAAACAACTATTGGCACTTTTATCTCACTTAAAACTTCTTTGGTGAATGGAAGCTTCCAGCCATTTTTATATGATGTTTTATTTTCAATTAAGCCGCCGCCACCTATTAACAACATGTCAATATTATGGTTCTCTTGCAAATCTCTAAATACACCTTTGGCATGATCAGAATTGTTGTCCCGATTATGAAATGTTCTTATATCCAAATTAATCCACGATATTCCTTGTTTATCAGATGGTTGAAGATCTATCATCTTTTGTCGTATATTGTATATTGCTACATTGTCACCGATATTTCTATGAAAAGAGCCTAACTGTGCAATTTTAAACATTGAGTAATCTCCGATGAAACGTTGTAATCCAAGCCTTCTGCCAAATTATATAAATTAAAATCGTATTGGCTTTTTTCTCCATTTCTTAATTGAAGGATGTAATTCCAATATTGAATAAACTGCATACCTTCTGTGTAGAGTCCACCATACCTATCGAATTTTTTAAGCCATTGTGGTAACTCTTTTTTACCCTCAAATGCATGCCTTTCATTCGCTCTACGTACACCATCAAATCCAAGAAAATAAATTTCTTTAAAACCCAAAAAGATTGCAAGACAAATTTGTCTTGGAGTGATGCCAATTTTAGACCTATATCTGGTTCCATAAAGAAAAGATTTTTCAGGATATTTAATCATGAATTCATGCATACTATCCCAATCTTTATTATGATCTCCTCTCTCTGTTTCAAAAAATATTCTAGTTTCTGGGTTTTTATCTAAAAAATTAATTAACTTTTTATTGAGCAACAGGTCCATATAAGGCGTGACTGCTAGCCCATCTAATTTAATATTGGAAAACTTTTCGTTTAGAAAAAAATTATTACTTGCCCAAATATAATCAGTCGACAAATTTGAAAAATCAACATCTATTGTAGAAGGACCACCACCTAAAATAAGAAGTGATTTGCCCTCATATTTTTTCTTTTCCTCATGATAGTTTTGAATAATAAATTCTCCATTTGCACCAAAAGGAGTATTTTTTAGGTATTCTACCTTTTCTCTAGTTCTTTCAAGATATGGAAGCCCATACATACTATTAAGAAATTGATCAGGAGGTGTAGAAAAAGAATGCGGAGAATGATTAAAAATTTCACCATTTATTTTATTTTTTACACGACGAAAAGATTTTTCTGGGAAGGTTTCGGTTTTTCCTAAACCTGCATTAATAAGCCAAATGTCTTGTCTATCGAATTGATTTTCAGAAATTGCTTTTTCAGATATTTTTTTAACAAATTCATCTGATATGTTTAGATATGTATCTTCATGGGAGCAATAACATTTCGTAAACCCGAGAAATTCTGTGCCTATAGGTATATATTTCATTTCTTCTCCAATACCGAAAACAAAGAGGGAGACTGAACTCCTTCCTTCAGGATCACTATATTAAAATAATCTTTGATTAATTCTCTAAAAGATTGTTCTGTAAAATAGTGAGTATGTCCATCATATTCCTCATCTTTAGGATCAGTTAGTTTTCTTACCTTGCCTTTATTATTCAAAGCTTTAAGCAAAGGAACTTCAATTATAACATAACGATTTGAAAGTTGATAAGTTTTTTTCATGAAAGATTTAATATCTTCAACGTGCTCTAAGACATGCCAAGCAGAAACAACATCATATTTTTTATCAAACTTAATAGATAAAAAATCGTCCTCATATACCTTAAAATTTAATCTTTTAAGTTCGTTAATCAAAGCAGGAGCGAGTTCGGTGCATTCTACATCACCAACTTCCTGTCTTAAAAGGTTTGCATATGTTCCCGCACCGGCTCCAATATCTAAACAAGTATCGCTTTCCTCTAGATAACATTGCACAAAAGACATTCTTTTTTCGCACATATCTTTTCTTTTTTCATGAAAAAGACTTTGCACTTCACCGTCTTCATTGATTTCAGACTTATCTCTTCTCTCAATATTTCTATAAATATTTTGATGATATTCTATACTATCGCCATCATAAACCCTGTGTATATGGGAGCAAGAACTGCACTGATATACATTTTTCAAAATGTATTTGATACCTTGCCATGAAGTTTCTGATAATCTTTTGTATTCTAAACTACAACAATGGCATTTCATTTTTTGATAGCTCCGTAAAATTCTGGATTTTTATTATTGTCGATGTGCATATTCGATCCGGTCCAATTTTTTCCAATAAAATGGGGCATTTTTTTATGATATGGTCTCATCATAAAAACAATTGCGTCTCTATGGTAATTAGGCTTTGTATTTGTGGCTCTGTGCATAATATTATTATCAAATATTACAAAACTACCAGCATTTCCTAAAAATTGTTTTGCCTCATACCCATCAGGCTTATGTTTTTCAATAAATTCGTCAGAGTATCTAGATTCTTTTTTAACCCATTTCTTATAGTCTATTCTTGATGTTGGACAAGGCAGACCTTTTTTTTCTTTTTCGCTCCACATATATGTAAAAGGACCAGAATTTTTATCAACATCATTAAGATAAAACATTACCTTTATACGCTCTAAACAATGGTTATCATAGTGCCATATAAAAGAGTTTTGATCCTTTGTGTTTTTATAAAACGTTCGATACCAATATATTCCATCAACAATAGAAAATGATTTAAATAATTTTTTTTCAATTTGGGGGACAATAAGCGAAGCCAGTTCGTTGACTTCTGGGAGCCATACATTTTTTGATCTCAAAATCTTATCTTTTTTTCTATCGACGTCAGGAGGGAACCAACAATTTTGATCTGGGTTTGAAAAAGTCAAATTAGATAAGTTTGACAATTTTTTTATACACTTAAAATATTGATCATTAAAAATAATGAAGTCATTTTGTTCTTTAGCTTTTACCTCTAAAACAGTAAAATCATATAAATCTTGCAAATTTACGTTTTGTAAACCATAATTTTTTACAGATAGCTCATAGTGCTCTTTATATGTTAGCATTTAAAATCTGAAGCTCCGTATAATTTGTGAAATTGTGTTAATTTTTTCGGTATCTTAACAAAGAAAGCCATTGTGTGTCTAGTGTGGTCAGACTGTAAAGGCGTAACCCCGTGATAGGATTTTTCAGCTACTGCCCAACTATAGATACTATTTGGAATACTAGGGGCTGTTTTAACAAGGTTCATTTCCTCAAATCTAAAATGCCGATCTTTACCTTGACCAACGTGATCTGGATGTTGTGGAACTTTTTCAGGGTCATCAAATTTAGGTGTTAAAAGGGCGGTGCCATGATCTTCTAAAATTTTTGGGTCATCTGTTGTCGGAGTGTAAATCATTACACTCAATATTTTATCTAATTTATCCCTGTGAGCGCCAATAGAATATCCCTTATAATCTCGTTGAAGGCGGCATTGATCCATCATGTGACCATAATATTCTCTCGGAAAATCAATATAATCATCATATTTTTCTAAAAAAACTGTCTTGAGAAAACCATTGGTGTAAAAAGTATCTTGAAAGTCTTTCCAAAAGTTTCTTTCTTTTTCTGACAAGTCATTAAAAGTTGGGATTGGATCATGGACATTTTCTCCTCTACTAATCTGGTATACATACCTATTTTGATAATTATTAGACAAAGGATTAAAATTCTTATTATCCATGCCCTTAAAAACCTCAACCAATTCTTCATAATAATCTTGCGGAAAGAAGTCCAATATCTGGATATAAGGGTAGCCATCAATCTCTTCTGAGACGGTTGCTGCATTAATTTGCTTTTCAACGTGTTCTAATACGCTTTTCATTTTATTATTCATGTTTTGCCTCATAAAGTTTTTCACACATTTCAAACTGCCATAAATAGTCTATATCTAAACACTCCTCTTCTTTCATAGGAAAAAGTTCAATATCTCCGGGCTTGTTGAAATCTCCCATCCATATTCCTTCATTAATTTTGTCCATACGACCTGCATATAAGCAATGCGCCGCCTCGTAGGTAAAAGGAACAGTTTTAGTATTCATCACATCTTCTGTCAAGGGCGTGATAATAGAGCCGTCTTGTCTCCAAAAATAATTCTTTTTCTTCATAACCCCAAACATGCCATCAGAACTTGAATTGGCATATGCTTGTACAAAATTATCAATTGTTTCTGTTTCAAGAAATGGAACACAAGGATTAATTAGAACGCAGTATTCATGAGGTAATTTATTCCACCATTCATACATTTCGGTCATAGGTGTTCCCTCAGAATTGGCAGAAGCTTCACTACGAAGATAAACGTTTACGTCATGCTTTGCTGATATATCTAATAATTCAGATTCATAAACAGACATGTAAAATTGTGAATTTTGTATAACGTTTGATTTCTTTATCTTTTTTATCGCTATATCAGTTAGAGTAGTGCCAGCGAAAGGCTTGATCATTTTTTGAGGAACACGTTGAGATCCAAGTCTTGCCTGAATCACAACGGCGATATTATTAATATCCTTCATTTTACTCCAAAATATCTGTGGTAAGATTATTTGGGTGACCTTTACCAAGATTAGTGTATAAAACGCCATTATCCATGGAAAGAACATAATCCCAAAAAATAACAAACTGTCTACGATAAAGATTTAAAGCGCTACTATTTCTCCAAACCTCATCGTGAACCTTTTGTTCTCCTTCAAAAGCATGTTTTTGATTAACTGGGTTTCCGTCAAACCCAACAAATTTAATTTCTTTTGCTCCAAGAAAACCAGCCAATAAAATTAATCTTGCTGCTGAACCTAATTTAGAAAAATATCTCGTATGAAAATATGATGACTGGTTTGGAAAAAGTCTATTAAAAGCCTGTAGTTCTTCTCCTGTTTTAAATGGACTAACACCACCCTCAAATACACAAAGAGTGTTGTGTCTTGTAATAAAAGATTGAAACTGTGGGTCTCCTAAAGAAACATTGCCGCCAACCGATGCAAGGTCAACACCACAATCTTGAAGCTTTTCATTTAAATAAAACTTAGTGCAAGACCAAACAAAATCTCTCTCTTCATCTTCCCAATTAACGTCAATAGCAGAAGGACCAGCGCCAACGATAAGAATTGTAGAATCTTTATATTTTTGAAATTCAGGATGATTATGATATATAATTTCAGTATCCATATTACACTCTACGCCAATATGTTGACCTAAAACGTTTTGTAAATGATATTTACCCCATGGCTCAAATTGTAGAAAATTTTCTTCTTGATGATAAAAAGAAAATTCTTGTCTGTTTGAGAAAAAATCCTGATCAGGACCAAAACAAACTGATGTTTCTTTGTCATACCAGATTGGGCCCCTAACATTTACCGAGTTTAACCCTCCTAAATATCTCATATAAGCGCCCCATATTTTGCCATCCACATCCGTGGGGACTTCGGATGTTTCAGATATTTTTTGACAATTATTCCAGCTTTTCATTATACTCCTCTTAATTTTTTACGCACAGGCTTTTCGCCTTCAGTAACACCGATATTTCCATCGCCCAAAGCAGCCTCAAGTTCACGAACTCCTCGAACTAATTTAATAAGACCTTGTGGTTCAACAGAAGCCATGTGATCAGATCCCCACATAGTCCTGTCCAAAGTAATATGTCGCTCAACTATTGTAGCTCCCATCAATACAGTAGCAACAGAAGTTCCAAGTCTAAACTCATGACCACTATAGCCCACTTCGCATTGGAATTTATCACGTAATGTATTAATACAATTAAGATTTAATTCTTCAATCGGCGCAGGATATGTTGAATTACAATGTAAAAGGGCAAAATCACATCCACCATTTGATCTCAAGACATTAACTGCGTGTTCAATTTCTTCAACAGTGCTCATGCCAGTGGAAAGAATTACTTTTTTTCCAGTATCACGACAAGCAGCTAAAAGCTCATCGTTAGTCAAGTGTGCAGATGGCATCTTAATATATGGAAGATCATATTGATCAAGAAATTCAAGACTATCTAAATCCCAAGGCGAAGCAGACCAAGCAATATTGTTCTCTTTGCAATATCGATCAATTTCATCATATTCTTCTTTACCAAACTCAACCTTATACTTATAATCCAAATAAGTCATTTTACCCCAAGGTGTATCTCTCATAACACTCTTTTGGTGCTCTGGGACACAAACGTCCGGGTTTCGTTTTTGGAACTTCACAGAATCACATCCTGCTGCGGCTGCAATTTGAATAAGTTTTTTTGCTATCTCCAAATCACCATTATGGTTGATACCAATTTCTGCGATAATATGTACTGACATTTTTTATTTCCTTTATAAAGTTACTCTTGGAATTCCATTATATAATGAACTTTTATCAGAGGCAAGAACTAATTCAATATCTTTTTCTTTTAGCCAATTATATAAATCTCTTGAAGCTTTTTGATTAGCTTCAATTTCCCAATCCAACACATCGCCTCTGTTAAAAAGTTTACCTGTGTCTCCAAAGAAGTGCTTATGCTCATCTTCTGTTTGGGCATTATTAATATCCCAACCGATAGCTGTAATTTTATTTACCCCTAAATGAACAGCGGTGTAAATCACAGTCTCCAACATTATACCCGGACCACAAGGTCTTGTTAATTGTTTATCAAGCAAATAATCTTCAAATCTTTTAGTTTTTGTTACAAACTCATTATTGATCTCAGTTCTGATTGGTATCTTAAAAAATAAGTCATGCTTTTGTTTTGTAGCATCCCACCTCATACCCAAGTCATAATTACTGCTGCAAATTACAATAGGCTCCTTTTCCCAATAGGGATAATAAGCTCCGTTTGCAGCAGGGGCTGGTAGATTGGAGCAATTCCACAAATGAATATCAACAATCTCGGGGACGTAATCATAGGCTTGTTTGACTGCTAAAACAACTTTATCTTTACAATATTCTTTTAATTTTTCTTTATTAAAATCTTTTAAAGATGGACCACAAGTTAATATAACACACTCTTTGCCTTTAAATCTATCTTTAAGAACTTCTATTTTTTTTGATAAATCTTTTTCTTTAGACAGAGCATATTTGGTATCAATAGTTTTTTTTCTAACATCGTTAAGCTTATCTAAAACTTCATAATTATTTTCATTATTTAAAACGTTATTAAGGCGACGACCGATATCTTCATACGAGTATTGATTAGAAAGTATATAATCTTTGCCTTTTTTACCCATATCTTTAAGTGATTGTGGGTTTTCTTTCCACATATCATACGCTTTCCGGAGTTGTTCTCGTATGCTTTTTATATTTGGCTCATACCAGCTTGTATCACAAGTATGCATAATGTCCCCAAAAGATGGAGTCCAGTGTCCATCGACAAAGAATGCTGCTTCTGGATTTATGTAATCAATGTGACCACCTTGATCAGGAACAATAACTGGTCTTTCGTGCATTAAGGCTTCTGCGATTGTAAGACCGAAACCCTCACCCCTAGTTGACAAAGCAAACACGGAAGATTTATCATGTAACCAAGAAATATTTTCAAATGGTAAAACACTAGGTATAAAATAGATTGGAGCAGTAGGATTTTTATAGCCCTCTAAAATAACAGAATTTTTGAAACTGCCTATCTCTTTTATAATCGATTCGTTTTGAGCCTTTTCCTCTAGAGGATATACATTGCCAACATAGTGCCCATAGGTTTTCATAACAAGAGCAACATCTTGTTGGTTTTTAAATTCAGCAGAGTAAGCCTTTATCAAGAGGTCAAAGCCCTTTCGATATCCCCATTGAGACATAGTAAAAATAACAAATTTATCTTTTACCATATCTTCACTTATTGCTTTTGGCTTGACTGGTTCTGTATTATATTCCTTGATTACGTGGGGTATGAGATAATGATTTTTTTCTGGTAAAGACTGACTAAATATTTCTTGGTTCCACCTACTAGGACTGATTGTAGCGTCAAAACAAAGATCTCTCCAAGTCTTTTTCCACTCTAGGGGTATCTTATCATATTCCCAAGCAGCAAGATTGATAACTCTTTTTGCACCCCTAACTAACATATTGGTGGTGTGTGCAATTTCTTTGTGTCTCTGTAAGTGTACAAAAAATGAAGGGGCAGGGAGGTGCCATATTAATATATAATCACGGCTATTTAAAAGCTGCCTAACTTCTTCAACATCTTTGAATGAGTATTTTTCAATTAGCTGCCTATTTTGATCAGATATTTTTGAAGATCCCTCAAAAGCAACATTATGAACTTTTAAATCAAAGTCGATTGCGTGTGTATCTAGAGCAGATAAATATCCTCTAGCTGCGGAACCATATCCGCTAGAATCGGTAAATTGAGCACAGTAAATTACCTTCAAAGTCATACAACAAAAACTTCCTCCGCTGGTCCTTCATGCTCGATAGATTTTACATTTAAGGCATCGACAAATTCTTTAAAAATCTTTTCCTCAGAAAAATTTTCTTTAATCTGGGATGCCAAAGATTTAGCTCTTTTTTTATGTGCGCCTTCATTGTTGATAAAATCATTAAGTCTTTTCTTGAAAGAATATTCCTGTGGGTAACACCATTTGGAATCCTCCTCCACAACCCCTTTCCAAACCGCCTGTTTTTGAACATTTGCCAAAGTAAAATCAACATTTAAAAATAAAGATCTTCTTCTGTTTTTTGAAGTCGTTCCAACAAGAAAATCCATATGTCCAGACCAATCTGGTGCGATAATTGGCAATTCATTGTAAGCTGCTTCAAATAATGGCAACCCATATCCTTCGCCATGCGTAAGGGATATCATAGCAGAAATTTTAGGGTGAACATAAAGAGAGTGTAATTCTTGCTCTGACATATCACCGTGAATTAAATAAACTTTGCATTTAATATCCTCATTAATTTCTTCTAAAAAATTCTTAATTCTTTTTTCTGTTTCAAATCTATCAATTACAGAACTATCAATACAATTTAGCTTTAAAACTAAACCAACTTGTTCATTATCTTTAAAATTTTCTACGAACCATTTTACTGTATTTTCAACATTCTTCCTTGGACCCCATTGTGCAACACATAAAAAATTTGTTTTAGTTTCAAATTGCAAATCCAAGTTTACTTTTTCAACTTCACGAACTGCATAGTTTACAACCTTAACAGGATGCTTAGTGGGGTCTAATTTTAGTTCTGCAATCTCTCCAGTGTGTTCATGCCTACCTTCATAAGAAGTGTTAATAAAACCATGTTTAGCGTGATTGGATGTTACAATAATTTTATCCATTTTTCTTGCCTGCTCTATCCAAACAGCAGCTACTCTATCAGACTCAATACCAGCGGTGTAGCCAATATTAATTTCAGCTAACTGTTGCCACTCATTTGGTATGGTAACCTGAAGAGAAACGTCAAATTTAGGTGGCGTTTTTGTCTGCTTTGCCAGATCTAAAATCTTTTTTGTGGTCAACATTTTGTGTTCAATCCAGCGAAACTCCTCATCATCACATGAGATATAACTGGTTTTGCCCCAGTCTGTATTTATGATATGAATATCATAATCTTTAGAAGCCCGGAGACAACGTAATGCAAATCTTGTTTGTTCTCCATAGCCGCTTCTGCTTAGTGCTGGTCCTCTTACAATAATTTTTTTCATGATACTTTACTAAAACTCCAAGGTTGATAATTCTTTCTATTTTCCCAAGATCCATATTTTTCACAAGCACCATCGATTAGGTCGACCCACTTGCTACAATATTCATCGTAGTTATAATTTTTTAAAACATGATTTCTTCCAGCATGTCCGAGAGCAACTCTCTCCTCTTTGCTCATATTATGTATCTTACGGAGCGCAGCAATAAAATCCTCTTTACTGATGCGATCTTCATAAATATATGGCACGTCTTGCGATCCAATAACAGCTTTAGAGCAAGGTTCAATGCCAATGCCAAACCAATTTTCTCCATCAGTTACCTGTTCCTGAAGACCCCCTGTCATGTTAACGATAATCGGGGTCCCACAAGATAAAGATTCAAAGGTAGAAAGACCAAAGCCTTCTGCATCTGATATATTTACCACACAATCAGCTATGTTATACATCATTGCTAGTGTTGGCTTATCAACCTTCTGTGTAGAAATGGCAATACTGTCCGGGCTAACTTCTAAATCACGCAACATAGAAACTAGATCTTGACCATATGGATCTCTTGGGTCGGTATGCATTATTAACTTAGCCTTATCATGACCAACTTCATCCAAAAATTCTTTAAACCAATATAATAAAGAGCCACTTTGTTTTCTCCTAGCATTCCTATTGTTCCATAAAAAAATCGTCCTATCATCAGAGTCATTTGGAAAATGCTCTTTTTTAAATTTTTCTATTTCGCTCTGCTCGAATGGAATAAAAATGTCTGATTCAACGGAATGCGGTAAATAATGTGCATCCGTGTTTGGGCTTACCGTTTGAACAATATCATGTGTAACTTTAGATATTGAAACAATCATGTCATTCGAATCATAAAACTTTTTATTATAGACTGGATAAGGGTAATTATCCCAAACATGATAGTAGATCATTGGCATGTGAGGTCTTATCTCGTTTTCCATTTGCCACAGCCAGCCCCAAAATCTTGGATCAGTCATAAACCATAGGACATCAGGTCTTTCAGTTCTAATTATCGAACGTATCAAATCTTTACTACCATACCCATCGACTGGATGCACTACCCAGTCATCACCATATGGTTCCACTTTTTTTGCAGAATAATTTGAATGTTTCATTGCGCCACCAAGAGATATAATTTGATATCTTCCAGTTTTTAAAAGTGATTCACAAAATATTTTTGATTGAAGACCGACTCCAGAGGGGCTTAGTGGGTGGTCAGATAAGGTTAAGATCTTTTTTTTCATTTACAGTGTTCCGTTTTGTATAGATCGCATCTCTTACAAGATAAACGATTCTTAATTTTCATACCACGATTGATATTATATAGAGCCTTATTCATAAAGTTAAGAGCATTAGACATTTTTTTATTTCCACTTGTGACACGAAATATTTCGATGTGATTTTTCTTTGCAGTTCTTTTCATAAGAGCAAAATGTGTTTCAATCTTATCAATATCCACACCGTGCTTTTTAGCCCAGAAATGTTTATAAAAAGTAAGTTGGTAAGTCGTCATTGGATCACTTCTACGACGCATATCCCAACCCCAAGAACAAGTCTTCCAATCTATAATATGATATTTACCATCTGGTGTCTTTAATACAAGATCGATATATCCTTTGTATTTTTGTGGGGCATCTTCAATATCTTCGTAAAGAGCTTCTTCAGCGGCGTGTACCTCATATTTACCAAAATAATGTTTAAGTGCTGGTAAAACATTTTCAATTAGGGGCACTGCTTGTGTTTCCATTTTCTCTACAAGACTTTCGTCTATCTCAATACCATCTGCTTTAAGCTCATTAAGAACATTCACAAATCGATCAGCAAAAAACCCATAAGGATCTTTAAGATCTTCTGTGAGTGTTTTCTCACAGGTATCGTGAATAGCATTTCCAAAAGCAGTAAATACATTACCACGGAAACCTTTTACTTTCTGAAAATGGACTTGGTTATGGTAGTAAGGGCAGAAGTTCCAGTCTTTAAGCTCTGAAAAAGAAATATGTGGCTTAAGCATTATAGCTCCATTAAGTTCTCAAGTTTAAAATAAATTGCCGGTGATACTTTCTGTAGAAATTGGTGATCTCTTTTATGAAAATAACACTCAAAACCATTAGCAAAATATTCTCTTAATGATGTTGCTCCATAGGGACTATAAAACAAATCATTAGTTATTGAAGTTAGTGTAGCATATCCCACGTCTTTATGCAAGAACTCATCGAATTGCATATCAAGTTCTGGGTTTAAGAAGTTTAATCCTCTAATGTCAAAACCTTCAAGTTCTAATCTTTTTTTAAGTGTGGCTCTTTTGGAAAGAAATTCTACTTCGATCTGATTATCTCCGTAGATCTGCATCATATAATTATCTTCAACAGCATGGGCTATCTCGTGAATAATATCATCAACCATATCTTCTTCATCTGATTGATAATTTGAGACATAAATGGTTCCGTCTTTATACATCGCATTTATTTCTCTTTCACGCATAATATCAAAATCTCCAACATATATCGCATCAATAAAAGAGAAAAATTTTGTAGGAACCAATTTGGAAACCCTATCAAAAACTGTTTCTACATTAATATCAATTACAAAAGGGTCTTTGACAATAAGGGGTATATTATTTAAAACATATCTTTCTCCCAATCGTCTAGACCTCTTTTTCGATTCAGTTAGAAATTTTAAAAATTTACTTACCATCTTTTTTCTTTGTTGTTTTCTTTTTACGGCGGGTAGTTTTCTTTTTTGGCTTTTGTTCAGTTAGCTTATTTTGTTCTTCAACATCCATCATGGCTTGGTAATACCCACGAATAAAATTTTCTTCAGCCAAAGAAAGAACAAACTCTGGAAACTCACGAGCCACAACATCAAGTGTCATTTCAACTGTAACATTGCCATCCTCTGGTTGTTTCTTTTCACCAACATAATTAACCAACCACTCTTTTAATTCCGTGTCTGTTTCAACACTTTGTTTAAGAACAGGGTTGCCTTCTAATAAATCTTTATCTACTTCCATTTTAATCTCCTATGGTGGACCCCCTCGGACTCGAACCGAGGACCTAACCGTTATGAGCGGTGTGCTCTAACCAACTGAGCTAGAGGTCCAAATATAACATAAGTATATTACAATGTTTACAAGATGTCAAATAGATTATAAGATTTTTGCTGATAAGCTGGCGACTTTAGAACGTTCGCCTTTCTGTAGCGTGATATGACCTGCAAGATCGTAGTCTTTAAATTTTTCTACGGCATATGTAAGACCGTTAGTTTTCTCATCAATGTAGATATTATCGATTTGTTCAATATCTCCGGTAAGAATAATTTTTGTTCCCTCGCCAACACGAGTAAGAATAGTTTTAAGTTCGTGCCCAGATAAGTTTTGCGCTTCGTCAATAATAATAAACGCATTTGAGATTGATCTACCACGGATATAAGTAAGAGCTTCAATCTCTACTACGCCACGTTCCATATGATCTAAAAGTGCATTTTTATCATTGCCCATTAAGAATTCAAGATTGTCTTGAATTGGTGCTAACCAAGGTAGCATCTTCTCTTCAAGTGTTCCGGGCAAGAAACCAATATCTTTCCCAAGAGGTTGAACAGGTCGAGAAACAATTAATTTTTTATATCTCTCATAATCTTGCCCACCCATTATCTGCTCTAAACCGGCAGCAATAGCTAAAAGGGTTTTTCCTGTTCCAGCTTTTCCAATAAGAGATACAATTGGAACGTCTGGGTTCATTAATAAACTAAAAGCAAACGTTTGTTCTTTATTTCTTGGCTTTACTCCCCAAATGTTATCATATTGCATAATTTTTTTGAGGGGTGCATCTTGTCTAACAAATTGTGTAAGGGCAGTTTTTTTATTATTTGCAGTTGATACCAACATCACAAACTCATTTGGCTTTAAATTTTTTTCTAATTCTTCTGGTAGATATACTTCTTCACCAGCGTAGAATTGATCGATTAACTCATCATCTACAAGACAGTCTGTGATGCCTACAAATAATTCATCTGGATCTTTAACAATGTCATGACCTTGATAGTCCTCACTCAAAACACCAAGCGCATCACATTTAACACGCATATTAATATCTTTGGTTACAACAATAACTTTTTTTCTGGGATTGTTTTTCTTTTCAGTCAAAGCCGTAGCAATGATTTGATTGTCTGGTGAATTAAGATTTAAGTCGTCTGGGATAACTGATGGGTCGTAGTTTTTTACAGAAAGGATGCCTTTTCCTTTTGCAATACGAACACCCTTATTAAGGTTTCCTTCCTCTCTTAGATTATCTAAATGCCTAATAATAAACCTAGCGTTGGTACCAACGCCATCTTGTCTTTTTTTCTGTGCGTCTATTTCATCAAGAACTTTTAAAGGAAGGACGACATCGTTGTTGCCGAAAGATTTAATTGCAGATCCATCTGTAAGGCAGGCGCTTGTATCAAGAACGTAAATTTGTTTAGCCATTAAATATCCTATTTTTGTCTACATTATTAATTAGTCCCTATTTATATTGATGAACAAATTATTAACCACTCTTTTTGTTGCTCTCTTATTTAGCACATCTTGTGTGAAGACCGACCATTTTCCAACACACACTATTGATAGTTTCGTAAAAGTTAAAAGAATTTCCTATATTATGCGCTGCAAGCAAGACCCTGAAAAGGAAGAAAGCATTTGTATGCCTAGTATTGCAAGAAGCACTGGATCTGGTGCTTTGGTATCAAAAGGTAGCTTGGGTGGTCTCGTTTTAACTGCTGCTCATGTATGTGATTCAATGGAAGAAAGACTAGATCCGTCAATAAAAGGATTTGAATTATCTGTTGTCGATATGTCCCTAAAAGAATATGATGCTAGTATCGTAAATCTAGATTATGATTTAGATGCTTGTATATTAGCTATTGAAGGTATCGACCTTCCAGTAACTCCTGTATATGAAGGAAAATTAATTGAAGGAACAAAAGCATATAATGTCGCTGCTCCTGTCGGAATTATGAACAAAAATATGGTTCCTCTTTTAGATGGATACTATATGGGAAATGATACGCCACATAGGGCAATGTATACCATACCTGCGGCGGGGGGTTCCTCTGGCTCCCCTATTGTTAATTCAAAAGGGGAGCTAATTGGTATGATACACTCAGTTAACATAAGGTTTCCTATGATAACTGTTTCTCCTGAGTTTGAGAATTTAAGAAAATTTATTACGCAATCAAAAAAGATTTATAATTTTGAATTGCAAAAGAAGTTAGCTATCGAACCTAAACAGCAACCTGCTGATTAGCATTTTTAACTAAGTCGCTTGAACTTTGAATCTTGCCTCCACCCAAATTCCAAACCAAATCAACGTTTGACTGTGTGGCTACCAAAACCTCGGGAACATTGTCTGTTACCCTGTCGCCACCGTTTCCAAAAGCAATTGTTTTATCTGGAAACTGCTTTCTGACTTTTTCAATTAAATCACAAGCAGTGCCGTCATCATCATTAAAAGCAACAGCTTCTGTTACTCCTTTAAAATAACTAACAAGCTCTGCTCGCTCTTCCCAAGGCATAAAAATGTAGCCTTTTTTATTTTCTAGCCATTCATCAGAATTTACCCCAACAATAACATTTTCAGCAATGTCTGCGGCACCTCTAATCATACGAGCGTGACCAATGTGAGGTGGATCAAATCCACCACTTAAAACAACAATATCATACTTTTTACTCATTTTTCCTCCGTGTGGTATCGGGAGGGGGACTTGAACCCCCACGCTCAAAGAGCAACAGATTTTAAGTCTGTCGTGTCTACCTATTCCACCACCCCGACATATTAAACAATATAAAATATTTTTTTTAAAAAGTCAATAAAAAAATAAATTATATTCCTAACTCTTCATCTAATATCTTATTGCTTAATTTTCTAAACTTATCCATTTTATCAAGCTCATCAACAGTAAATCTTAATATTCCATCTTGAACAAGTAAAAGATATTTTTTTTCTATGATATCGATATTCTCACCTAAACCAAAGATAGGGATAATATCGTGTTTTTTACAGACATTTAATTCGGATTGTGGAATTGTAACATTAGTTGCACTTCCGCCATTACCAAAAAAAGTTGGCTTTACTTCTTCGAGTGCTTTACACACACTACCATCAGTATCATCAAAAGAAACAACCTTGTGGACATATGGTAGATCTTCTAAAAGCATCCTTCTTGTATCAAAATCAAGAAGAACATAGCCTCTTTTTTTCTTAAGCCACTCATCACTATTAAGAGCAACTATTACATTTCCATATGCTTGTGCGTGTTTTAGTAGGAGCAAATGTCCTAAATGAAGGGGGTCGAAGGCACCACTAATTAATATTGAAACCTTGTTGTCGTTAATGTTCATTGTGTGATGATATCATCAACAAGACCATACTTTAAACAAGTTTTGGCGTCCCACCATAAATCTCTTTTAAGAATATCTGAAATTTTTGATTTAGGGATTTTTGTATTTTCCTGATAAACGTTAATAATTTTTTTCATTAACAATTCATTGTTCTTCATATCATCTTTCATAGCTTCATACTTTCCCCACATACCAGATGATAGCTGGTGAATTAGCATAAAAGAGTGCTCGTGAATAAGACGCTCATGAGCAACAACGCTCATAATAGTTGCAGCAGATGCAGCACAACCATCAATGATCGATACGACTGGAACAACAGAGTTTTTGATATAATCAACGGATGAAAAGCCAGCAAATACAGAGCCGCCGTAAGAATTAATGTGCAAATATACTTTTGGTGTTTCCTCTAGATTATAACAAGTTTTTACACTTTCCATCCTCTGACCTGTAGAAAGAAGAAGCTTGTTTAACTGAAGATTATCTTGACGAGTTACACCAGAATAAAAATAAATATTATTATACTCAGCAGAAACTTTGCTATCATCACCAGAACCAGCCATCATTAATGGTCCCTCTGGGCTATCTGATTTATCTTTTGCTTTTGTATTCCAATATTCGTTCATAATCGCTTTACCTCTGTATATAATATGTAGTACGCCCGACAGGATTCGAACCTGTGACCCACGGCTTAGAAGGCCGTTGCTCTATCCAACTGAGCTACGGGCGCTTATAATTTAATATTTTTTTGCAAATGGAGTCCAGCTTTACGCATATCAGCCTCTAATTTATCCAAATAGGCAGCTATTAAAATAAACCTAGCAACAAAGTTAATTTCACTTTTTGATAAAATAGTTCTAAACTCTTTACCATCTTTATTTTTGTGACTAAAAACAAAATTAAAATAATACTGTTCTGTTTGAATTCCAGTTTGTTTAGCTAGTTCTTGGTAGGATGGGTGACAGGTTTTACACTCATTTACCCAAACATTAGAATTTTTTCTCGTGATAGAGGCATCTTGACCTTGTGCTTCTGGCATGTTACCAGAAAAATGCACAATTAACAAGGCAACGCCCATAATCATCAATAGCAATAAAATAAAATAAACTAAGCCAGCAAGATATTCCATCCAATACTTTTTATTGTTTTGGACAAAATCTCTCCAACTCATTTTTTACCTTTTTTCTTTTTAGGCGGGGCTACAACTGTGCTTCGTGTCTTTACAACAAAAGGCTGTTCGTTTAGATCGGACAGCTTTTTCACTTTGACTTGTAGATTTTCTTCATTAAGAAAAGTTTTTCTTTCAGCGTCAGCTTCTTTAAAAGTTTTAAATTTACCAACTACTTTCCAAGGTTTTCCTTTTAACTCTTCACTCATAATTACCTCATTATATATCAATGCTTTTTATTTTGCAAGCAACTTGGCTAGCATTTGGAACACTTGCAATCCATTCATATTCGACATTATATTTTTCAACAAATTCTATAAAAGCCTTAAATTCGTGATCTTGACCAGCCCATATCTTTCTACCCTGAGAATAAGATAACATATCATCAAAACAAATTACAGTTCCTGAAATAATTTTGTCTTTCATACCCTCTAAGACTTCAACTGTTGAACTATAAATGTCACAATCAACGTGTAAAAAAGCTAAAGGATCCGAATATTCTTTGTTAAATTCTGGTATAGTGTCTTTAAACCATCCTTTATAAAACTTACAGCCGGGAATATTAGGAACATTACCTTTTGTAGTCAACCTTCCTTTCCGTCCCCATTCAGTATCTTCTGGTAATCCTTCGAATGAATCAAAACCAAAATACGGCGTATCAATATGCGAGTATTTATCATTTTTAATCTTGCTGATTATCTTTGCGCTTTTTCCAAATTTAACACCAAATTCAGCCCATAGACCATTTTTAATTTCAATATGATCAATACAATATTGATAATATGATGGATTCCTAGCCATTGACACTGTATTTTCACACCAAGATGGTCTTATTTTATAGAATCTTTTTGCTTTATAAAGATTGTTAGGCATGAAAAGTTGAATTGCGAGTTCAGGTCCCACTACAGGCTTAACATGAGTTACAGTTTTATCGCCTTTAATTTCATTAGTTATTTGTGACAATTCTAGTGTTATAGTGTCTTGTAATCTTTGTAATTGAGATTCCTCGATATTTTCATTTTTCATATCAGCCTATTAATTTTATTTTACATTTAGAAATTTTTTAAGATCGTCTAATCTTTTTTGTGGTGCATTTAATCCACCAACCATTGTATAAGCAACAAGCTTTTGTTTTTTAGGATCTTCATAAATGCCTCTATGTACAACCGCCCCACCTGTAATGGCAGCTAGCGTGTCAAAACCATATTCAATTGCATCCATAAGACCAGCAACATTTTCATAAAGCTCAGATCCACCAACAACAATACTGGCTGCGCCTTCTGCTGTTGTTAAATCAAACCCTCCGGCAAGAAGTGTTTTTTCCAAGTTTTGTTTAAGTGCATTTGATACAGAAGTTTCGTCCTCTGGATCTTTAACTGTTGTCGCACCCAAAATCATACATCCTTTTGTCTTCATGATCGTATCATAATCAGCAGGATCAAAAGTTGTATAATCAGAGTTCTTTGTTGCTAAAACATTAAAAATGTGGAAAAGCCCAGCCACAGTCTTGTTTAGAGTGGGCCAGAACTGTTTAACGGTCAGCTTGGGATAAAGCTTTTTAATTTTATCGTTATCAATAATAACAAGGGGGGCAAATTCACCGTTTTCAGCAGAAGCACAAAGTTCAGTCATTCTATTGAATGCGTTCTTTGCGACAGTTGGGGAAGCAGACTCACCAGTTGTGGGGAGGGAAGCTACAACACCAACACGCTCATTTGCGTTCTCTTTTCCTACATATGTAAAATATCTTTTTGCGATGTTAACCAATGTATGGACAGAGCCACCACCAGATCCACCAGCAACACCGACACAAACTAAAATTCTATCGATGTTCTCACCAAAGATCTGGCGCATTTTGTTGAAGATTTCTTGATCACGGCTTTCATAGGCAGCACGACCTTTCTCTTGGTCTTTACCTGCTCCTTGACCGCCAGAGTGATCAACATAAAATTTATGTTCGTCTGGAAGATCTAGAAGAGTTAGATCTGCTTTTGCTGTATTAAAAGCGACAGTCTTCTTATAACCTAAATCGTAAAATGCCTTTGCGATACGACCGCCACCTTGACCAGATCCAATGATTGCGTAGGTTAAAGCACCTCCGCTTTCATCTTCAACGCCTTGGGCGTCTTCTCCTTCAAGGGCGTCGAGGTCTAAATCCTCAATATCAAGTGATGGTATATCAAAATCTTCCATTGTTAATCTCCTTATATGGGTAATATAGCAGAAGTAATTAGGCTATTTAAATAAAAAAAAGCAGCCCCCGAAGAGACTGCTTATATAAGGTAACGGCTTAACTATTGATATTAAATATCAACAGCTTCTTTTCCTAACCATTTAACATATACGCCAACTTTTGGAGTACCAGTCATAGAAGAAAGATTTTCTTTTGCAACTACGTGGAAGAAAGTTTCGGCAGTTGCTCTATCAACTGCTCCCAACGTTCCCATTGAGACAGCTTCTCCAACCACACCATCACTGGATGCATCCAAGTCAGCATCTGGAATTGATTTATCACCAGATACATCAGCGCCGACAATCTCGGTTCCACCGGAAGCTTCATCATCTGCAATGGCTGCGCTATGAACTTCGAGTGCAACATTTCCGTGTTGTGATGTTGCAATTTCTACAACCACCAAGCCTGCATCGATAATTACGCATCCTGCTGGTAATTTTTTACTTAATGAAACAGCTACGTCATCATCATCAGCAGTCGTTAGCGTTACGACTTCATAATACTCGTGAACACCTACTCCACTAGCTCCGTCCAAATGGCTGCTTGTATTTCCTGCTGCTCTTGTAGCTTTATGCTTTTGATTTCCTTTATATGTTGAATTGCCTTCGAAATTTACGTCATCTTTAAATTCGACTTTTCCTTGAAATTCTTGATCAGACATGTCTATAATCTCCTTTTATATCTTTAATTAAATATTTTTTGCATGCGTGGACTTGTTTTGTCCGATAATAATTAGTTTGTTTTTCAACAAAAAGCCATTATTTGTATTTCTTAGACCATACCTCTTCAAACACATAATGAACAGCAGTTAAAATGCCTGCTTCGATAAGTGTCATCTGAACTGAAGTTGTAAGTTCATGAAGAAAATAATAAGCAACAGAAATTGAAATAAATGTTGAAATCAATCTCCAATACAAAACTTTTTTAAGACTAGCTTGTTCTGGATTGATATCCATAAACTCTGGATCTTTTTTCCAAAGAGATCTAAATTTATTCCATAATCTTTTCATCGCAATCTCACAAAGTTTTTTCCAGTTCCTTTAATTCCTCCGGCGTTAGGAAATCTGGGGCTTCTTCGATTATTATACCTATTGTCCAACGTTTGTTAATTTCTGTTTGAATTCTGTCTCTAAGATCTTTAATCATATGAAATTCTATTCTAACAACTGTTTTAGGATTTTCTTTTAAAAATATCGTTTCAACTTCTGGATCATAATGATCATATTCAGCATCTACATCTTGAGTCATATATAAAATACCAAGAGCATCATCACAATATTGTTTTGCTAATTTTAATTGTTCTTTAAAAGTCATTTAGAGTGTTTATCTGCAATGGATGCTGCTGCAAAAGCATCGGGTTTAATTTTACATTCAAAGCCAGAACCTTTTACATAACCAATTAACATTTTGGCTAAATAACTTGTTCCTTCACCTTTTTCAGTATTACTAATGTCCAAGTGAAGCTCTAGCTTGATATTTGGTATATTTTCAGAAATTTGGTGTGCTAGGTTTATTGTTTGTTCGGCTTCTTTAATCATTCTTGTTGATAAGTTTGGAAACTTTTTTTTAGAAAATTTAATTCTTTTAAAGAAATATCGACCACCTTGTTGACCGTCAGCACCGTAAAAGCAAATTGCATTGGAAAATATACACTGATCTTTACGAAAAAAAGAATCTGTTCCAATATAAACAGTGCCATTAATTTTTGAGTGCTCTTTTGCTTCTTCTAATATTTCATTAAAAGTTTTTTTTACGCCAGATCCACTGTTCCAAATCTTATCATCCATTAAATGCCTTAGTTGGCTGCGGAGGCAGGACTCGAACCTGCAACCTTGAAGTTAACAGCTTCCTGCACTACCATTGTGCTACTCCGCATTAGGTTTATTTTGTAATTTAATTAAACTTTTTAGAGTTTGGTTGATATCGACGTAAGATATATCATCAGCACGATAGTATTCAGGAACATAATGATTTTTTTCTTCACCTCTCATTTCAGCTTTCCACTGTTGGGCGTTAATATATCTTTCATCATCAATCCAATCAACTTTAAACCAAGACCATCCATCGCCTTTTAGATCTTCTTTTACCTTAGTTACTTTTCCATATCGATGTAAGCCTGAATAGTTCTGAAATACAACATCTCCGATTTTCATTCTCTCTCCATTTTATCTGCAATGGCTGGTTCAAAAAGAACCACTACGTCCATTCTTGGTGTTGAGTAATAAGCACCATCATATTTTTCATGAATAGAAGAAAATAATTCAGTCCATTCAATATCGTCTCTAAACCCATACGTTGGATGTCTAATAGATTTAATTAAGCCATCCGGGTCTTCTTTAAAATTATACAACTTATTAACAGGAAATTGAAGAGAAAAAAGTTTTTTTCCTGATTTAACTTCATTTTCGGCTTGATTTAGATCGACATAATAAAAAGATCTAGGATATGAAGACCTTTGTTTTTCTCTCCTAGAATAACTTCTTTTACCAAATTGGTTTGGATCGACTTCTATTTGATCCTCATCAACAGGAGCATAGTGGTAAAGTGTAAGCATGCCTCCATTATCATATGAAGATAGGTCAGCTTCTGATAACATATGCATATCGCTGATTTGTTCTGATATCCTTTTAGCCATAAGCTTTACTGCTTGTCTTTGCTTTCCGGATAGACCTTCATAAGTTTTAGTCTCCTCTTCTTCTCGCATAACAAAAGGTCTGCTTCCAATACGAGACATAAACTCTCCGGTTTCTCCACCCATAAATTTACCAAGTGTTTCTTTTTGATCTAAACCGGGATATCGACTATTGTTTGTTCCATAGATATAAGCTTCTTCGCCTTTTGGAATAAGAATAACAGAGTCTTGGCAGTATCTCTTTCCAAGGTTGATGATCTGTTCAAAAAATTCAGGGTCATCTTTAAGGTTGGTAACGAAAAAACTATTTTCTTTTACTTCTCTCGGAACTTTATCTGGGTCTTCAAAATTCTCGATATAAGAACCTTGAACATTTTTAATCCCATATCCTTGTGAAAGTAAATAAGCTGAAAGTTCTTTATTATTTTTTCTATTGAAGACGCCCTTTCTTCCTATGCGGGTTCTTTCTTTTATTTCTTTGCTTGTAAGAGGAATATAAAGGCACACTGATGTGTCGTTTATATCGCCACGAAATGCTGTAATAAAGGCTGTATCGTAATCAAGCATATCTTGCCTAATCTTAGATAAGCCAGCTTCATTAATAATAAATTGTTTCCAGTTTTTGTGTGTGTTGCTCATAATATTAAATAGTTTATATAAAAAAAGGAAGCCGAAACGACTTCCTTTATTATTACTTAAAATTTGTAATTATTTAAATGTTATTGTGTTTTTCGAATCTTTGGATAGATTCCAGAACGTAGATCTACATCTCCAAAAAGAATAACTTGATTTTTGCCAACAGGGACACGCATAACACCTTTGATGCGACTACCATTTACAACCTTTTCAAAATCAAGTGCTCGAAGAGGAATTGAAGTAATCTGTGTCTTGTTAAGAGGCGTTACTTCACCCTCTGTACAGACACCATCAAAATTGATATCCGACCACACAAAAAGACGTTTGTAGGTTGCATCATTTTTATCAATGATATTGTCGCCGTTAATATCCATTGTTCTCATATGTGAGAATCCACTTTTAAATTCAGATGATGTTCCAAAAAATTCAGTTCCATTATCAGCAACTCCATTATTGTTTTGATCAAAGAAAAGGAATCCGTCGCCATTTAGCCAGCCAGTTGCAGCTTTGCGATGACCAAACATAGAAAAGTTAACTCCATTTTCAACTGCGGTAATATCAAATCGACCGTTATTATTCAAATCAATAACAACTGGGTCTGATACATTACAGGGAACAACTTTAAAAATCTTAACTGCTGCAAGTGCAAACTCATCTTGAATCCCTTCTTTCAAAGCGTTCGCATAATCAGTCTGAGCTTGGGCAAACATTAATTCGTCATCACTATCAGTAGGGACATAATCATCACAAAGAGGATTTTGTTCCATAGCCTGACTAATAGTGTTCATGGCATCATTGAAAACAGGATCAAGCATTGATTCACTAGCCTGACATACTTCAATAGGATCAGACATAATTGGATAATCTGCTGAGTAGCCGTTAGTAGTAAGCCAATTATTCATAGAATTAATAAAATGCTGACGTCCTACAACTAATCCTTTTTCTCCGGAACTTTTTACAGGAGAGGGATTTACATTACAAAGCTGTTTTGCTTTAAGATCAACACGAACCATAACACGAGCTTCTTCAAGACCGCTAACTGCGCCCTGTTCGAACCAAAAGTCTTGCTCACTAAGATCTGGATTATAAGCTTCTCTTACGGAAGCAAGTGTCCCGTAAAGCTTTGAATAAGCTTCTGAGCGAGCCTTATCTACAAGATACTCACAAGCATATCCAGTCATTACAGCTTGATTATTATAGAATTCAACGTAAGGACAATCAGATACTTCTGGTAGATCTTGGCTATCGTCTAAAATCTGATAACCCCCATCAACCCCTAGATCTTCCAGCGCTAAAGAGACCTGAGCAAGATATAATTCTTTTCCGACATTAAGCCCTCCAAAAATATTATCACGCAAGATTTCAATCTCAGCAAATTCTTCTGCTGTTAAATCTTCTAGAGTAATTTCATCCTCAACAGGATCAACTTCCGTTGTTTCTTCTTCAACAGGATCAGAAGGATCAGACCCCTGTTCAGGGGTCGTCTCCTCAATGTTTTCCTCTACCTTATCCTCAGTTTCCTTTGGAGTGGTATTGGTTTCATTGTTTTCCTCAACCTCTGTTGGATTTGTAGTTCCAGTTTCAGTTGGGGTTGTAGTTCCAGTTTCAGTTGGGGCTGTTGTCGTTTCATCAGTAGTAGTTGTTGTGGTAGTAGTGGTAGTTCCACTATTATCATCAGCACCAATGAACGTTATTCCTTTTTTATCTTCAGTTGTCTCAGTCGTTGTCGAGGTCGTATCCTCACAAGCAACCAAAGCAAATGTTAACATTGTAGCAATAATAAAGCTTCTCATTTATTCTCCTTTGTTAAAATGAATTACTCTTCTTCCTCTTCGTCCTCTTCCTCTTCTTCGTCTAGCTCTTCAGCTTCTTCGTCAGATTCTTCGGACTCTTCGGATTCTTCTTCGTCAGCCTCTTCTTCATCGGCTTCCTCTTCTGCTTCTTCAGACTCTTCTGCTTCCTCTTCCTCGTCAGCAGCTTCCTCTTCTTCAGCGTCAACCTCTTCTTCTGCATCAGATTCTTCTTCAGCAGCTTCTTCCTCGGCAACTACTGCTTCTGCACAGTCAGCTTCCTCTTCTTCATGACATCCAACAATGCTGAAAACTAGCATCGATGCAATAATCAAATTTTTCATAACGTTTTTCTCCTTTTTGTTATTTAAAAATTTAAGCCCCCCTAATGGGGGGCATTACTGAGAGGAGACGTCTTTCTAGCTCCAACGTCATACTAACCCTTCGTTGATATTTAGAGCCTTCGTGAAGGATGCTGAAGGCTTTAGTCTCCTTAGTGTTTAAAATGCCTCTCTCAATTCTACTGGAAGTAATATAGTTTAATCATCAGTTTTTGTCAAGTTATATTTTTCAATTAATTCTAATAAATGACCTAAAGTGATCCCTAAGAAGTTAGCAGCCTCTGTTTTATTCTTGCACATAGATAAAGAACTTTTAAGTAAAGAATATCTGATTATATCACTTAAATTATTCCATATAGGAAGACCATATAATAATCCTCCTGAATTTTTTAAAGATAATTCTAATTTTATAGTGATAATATCTTCTAGAGTAAGAAGACTAATTTGATCTAAGAATTTATCTGTTATTTTATTATCAGATTTTAATTCTTTTACTTTACTTTTTATTTGTTTTTTGTTATTATTAAATTTATAATAAGACATATGATAACAACTAAGTAAGTTAATTGTTTTGGATTATATCATATATTTTTAGGGATTTCAAGAACTATTTTATAAATGCTTTTAAAGATTAGCAATATCTTCTAAGTCAGCATCTTCTTCATCAGCAGGTTCTTCGACAGTTTCTGCTTCATTGTCTTTTTTTGCCTTTTCATATTCAGGAGTTGTAGGCTCTTCAAGATCGACAGCCATCTCCTCTTCAAATTTATCAAAATAAAGCTTGACATTTGTTAAAAGATAATCATAGAATAGTTCCTTGTCCTCATTATTAGAAAGGAGTTCAAATGCTTCAACAACTTGTGTTTCAATACTTTTGAAGGTAGAATAAGCCATATCTCTACCAGTTTCATCTTCACCAGAGAGGGCAAAGCCTTCTTTTTCTGCGTCTGATTTATTTTCTTCTTCCTCTTCCTCTGGTTTAGTTTCTCCACGAACGTCGATGAATTTATCATCATCAGAGTCTGTGATATTAACATCAATATCTTGCTCAGAAAGATCTAGTGGGGCAACATCATTTACACGAGCAGGGGCAAGTGCGTTTTCAATTGCAGTCAAGATGTGAGCTTTATATGAATCTCTTTGTTCTTGTGCAGTTGTTAATTTCTTAAAATCGATTTCAATAACAGGAATAATCTTTTTAAGAAGACCTTCCAATACATTAATACCGGTAGATTTATGTGGAGTTTCTTCAGGATCACCAGCAGCTTCTTTAATTAAGTCCTGAATAATAGATCTTAATTTAGTTTCTTCATTTGTCTTTTGATTTTGTTTTTTCTCGTAAACTTTGTAAATTGCTTTACGAACCAGTTTGCGAAGCTGTTGTTCTTCAATTAATTGTTCTCTTGATAACATTTGGTGTCTCCTCAATACTTAAATAGTATGAATTATTTGCTTTTATTCATCCTTTGAGTTTTTCTTTTGGATGCTTCTTTTCTTGTCTTAGCATAATCATACGCTTTTTTAAGACGAGATTTAACTTTTGGATCTTTTGCATTATTATATGCAGCCCTAGATCTTTGATGAATAAGGTTGATAATTTGTGATTGTCTCTTGTGTGATTTAGATTTGAAACTAGCCTTTGATAGAGTATCTTTGATATCTTGAACTGTGCTAAATTTTACAGACACAGTATCCGATGGATCTTCATCTGTGTACAATCTGCGTCCAGATCCTTTTGGTTTTTTACCAGTTCCCTTTTTTGGATCTGCCTCATTAATCATAAAATTAAAAACTTCTTCGACAGCTTCTTGGAGACCGTCTGGTTCCATATAAGGTTTTTGTGGTTTTTTCTTCTTTTTATCTCTTTTAAATGCAGGTCCAGATCCGATCTCAACAGATCCTCCACCTGCACCAGCCACGGCAGATATCTCATCTAATTCTTCCGCCTCGCCAATTGGTGGTGCGCTTTTACTTCTATCAATAGAAGCTTCTTCATGACCCTCGCCACCACCAGTGTCTTTATTAGCACCAGTTTTAACAATTCTCGCTTTCATAGCTGAGTGTTTTGCAGCTACCTTTCTTTGAAACGGCTCTTGTTCATCTAGGATTTTAGATATAGCTTCTTCTAAAAAT